GTGATCGACGACCTGATCGAACTCGCCCATTCCCAGAATGTCGTGCGCGAGATGCTGCCCAGCCCCGACGGGTGCGACGAGTACGTTCTCGCGTGCGCCGACGGCGTGACGACGATCCGGCTGTGGGTGCGCTCCGACGGCAAGTTCTCACGGGCGTTCGGCAACGCGGGATCACTGAGCCTCGGCCAGGTCATGACCGTATGCGGCCTCTCCTACTCGGCGCGGCAGGCTGCCGCCCCGGCCGCCTGAACAGCGACTCGAACAAGAAAGTCCCCGCCCACCGGGCGGGGACTTCTTCGTTCTGTAGGTCCGACTACATGGTGGCGGATGCGCCGCGCCACGTGACCGCCACGCCACGCTCTTCGAGCCACGCCGACGGATCGACCTTGGCGCCGTTCGCGCTCCACACCTCGAAGTGGAGGTGCGGGCCGGTGGACTGGCCGCGGTTGCCGACCGTGGCGATCTGCTGACCGGCGACCACGTGCTGGCCGACGCGCACCTGGTAGTCGTTGACGTGGCCGTAGACGGTGGTGGTGCCGTCGTCGTGCTTGACGCGCACCCACAGGCCGAAGCCGGACGCGGGACCGGCGTCGACGACGACACCGTCTGCCGCAGCGTGGACCGGGGTGCCGATCGGCGCCGCGATGTCGAGACCGCCGTGATGGCTGCCCCAGCGCGGGCCGAAGTCGGAGGTCAGCGTGCCGGAGACGGGCTTCACGGCGCGCGCCTGGGGCTGGCCCACCGAACCGAAGGCCGCCTCGGCCGCGGCCGTGAGGTTGTCGACGACGTCCTGCACCTGCGCAAGCTCGGTCGGGATCTCGACCGCCTTGGCCGCCTGGATCAGTTCCTGCGCGGAGGGCAGCACCGGCGCGGCGGGGAGGGCGGGAAGCTGGAACTGCGGGAGCGGGGGCAGTTCGAGACCCGCGGGCAGGAGGCCGGCAGGGATCTGGAGCGGAGCCGGTTCGGCGGCGGCGCTGCCTGCCCCCAGCTGGGCACCGGCGGTGAGGATGGCGCCCGTCGCGGCGGCAACCGTCGCGGCCTTCAGGCCTGCGCCGGGACCGGAGGTCTCACAGCGATGACGCCCGCGCGGAGCGACCGGATCGAAGTCGATGATCACAGCATCAGCTGACGTCCGGTTATGGCGTCCCACAGTCACTTACCTCGTTAATCGGTTTCTTCGGCCGCACACTCCGGAGTGCACTCGATCTTGCTGCCGAGCCAAGGTAACAAATCTATATACGGCTCCGCCAGCGTTACCTGATCTTTATCTTCGGGGTTTCTGCGTAGACGCTGGGAGCGCAGGTCGATCACGTCTCGGTGCGGTTCGGCTTCCGGGCGTGTCATCCGCCTACCGTCACGTGAGTGGCGACAGTGTTCGAGCGGACACGACTCCCAGTGGGTCTTGCTGTGGTCGGAGTGGGGCTACCTCCGTCCGGGTTCGCGCCGGCTCGGCGTCGCCTACACCCTGATCGCGACCAGATACGACGAGTGAGCACCCCTGCCCGGCGACGTTCCTGGCCGCCGGGCCCGGCGCGACGGTCCACATGTGTGTTCGACCCGCCCGTCGCATGAGGACCCGACCGATTCATCGCAGGCCCCTTCCGGCGGCTACACTCCCTAACTGCGGAACAGCGCGAACTCGGTTCGCACCCCGCCCCCGCCCTCGTAGCTCAGGGGATAGAGCACGGCTCTCCTAAAGCCGGGCGGGACCGCCATCTACCTGCGCAAACATTCGCCGCGTGGAGCAAACGTGGAGCAGGGATGGGTCGAAGAGATTCATCGGGTAGGCTCACCGACTGCCAGCCTTCGTAGCTCAGGGGATAGAGCAACCCTCTCCTAAAGGGTAGGTCGCAGGTTCGAATCCTGCCGAGGGCACACAAGCCTGTTCAGGCCGTTCTCTTTTGGTGAACCGTTCAGTCTGGTATGTGTCATGGGACTGATCGAGGGGATCCCGCCATGACGTACACGCCGCCACCGCCGAACTACTACCCACCGCAGCAGTGGCCGCCACCGCAACCGCCAAAGAAGAAGGGGCATTGGCTGCCGTCCATCTTCGCCGCGATCGGTGTTGTCGCAGTCGCACTGTTCTTGGCGAACGCGTTCGGACTATTGGATGAGGGGCAAGGCGGCGAATCTGCGCCGGCCTTGATCAAGGCGGATGTCACCGACACCGATAAGTCCGTCTACGAGAGCGTCACTGATCGCGACTACGCGGTGATCGCCAAGAATCCCGACCCCCACCGAGGCCGCAAAGTCATCATCTATGGCGACGTGTTCCAGGCTGACTCCCGGATCGGCGAGAATGACATCAAGATCAATGCGAGGGGTGAAGGGAACACCTTGTTCTTCGAGCAGAACACTCACATTGTTGGGTCGTCTGATACGTTCCGCGATGTGGTGGAGGGCGATGAGGTGAAGGTGTGGGCGACTGTGCTGGGCGAGTATGAGTACACGTCGTTGAGTGATAAGCAGATTCGGGTGCCGATGCTTCAGGCGAACATGATTGAAGTCATCCCCAACTAACTCGCACACACGTTCGAACCACCTGCTACCCTCAACACGTGCCTGAGGGAAGCGGGCACACGGGCAGAGGGACACCCAGAAGGCAGGTTGGGGGTGTCCCTTACTCGTGTTCGTGGTCGAGTAGCCACTGCTGGTGTTCGGCTTCCCATTGTGCGATGTCCCAGAGTTCATCCATGCAGGGTTGGACGCGTGCGGTGGTGTGTGGGTTCCCTGGAATGCAGAAAAAGGCCCCCACTCCTCGCGTTGAGGGTGGGGGCCTTCTGGTTGGGTCGGCGGTTAGTGACTTGCTAAGGACCGCCGGTGCCTGCACGGTGGTGGGAAACCCCGCTGCGGGCGCTTCAGCGCCTGCGGCGGGGTTTTTGGGTTGGGCAAAGACCTATCGCTGGTCGGGCGATGGTGGGACGCTTGGCGCGGCCGGGTCGGATGTGCGCTGCAGGGGGCTGCACATCTGGTCCGGCCTTCACCCGGCAATTACAGCCCAAAGGCGGGCCCGCCTTCGTTACCGTCTACTCCGCGACGCCCGATTCCCTCCGCGACGCCCGATTCCCTCCTCGAAGCCCGATTCCATCCTCGAGATCGGGTCCGCTCGAGATCGGGCGTCGCACTCATTGCGGATTGGCTGCGGAACAGCGGATGGACCGCGTGCGGCGAGTGCGCCCCTTACCGTTTGAACGGCGCCGTCCGATCCGCCCACCCCGGACCGGGCGGCGCTCACCACGCCGATGCGACCGACAGAGCGCGGGTTACGAGCCGGCGCGTGAGCGATAACGGGCGGTCGCAGGGTGGGGAACTAAACCTTCCGGCATCACAAATCGCTGCCCGCGGCCATACAAATCCGACCGTTCAGTCGGGTCGGTATTGGCAGCCGCGCCGCGATGATGCATGATCCCCGTCATGAGCAACGACGCACTGCGGCTTCTGCAGCTTCAGAAGGAGTTCCAGGACCGCGAGACGGCCACGTCGCTGGCCCAGATGTACTCACGCACGGACTGGTCGCCGCGATCGGAAGAGGAGATCGCCGTGGAGTACGCGGCGACCCTTCGCCGGCTGCTCTCCTCCGCCGAAGCGATTGACTCGGGTCAGCTGTAGAAGCTTGAGTACAGCGACCTGATTGCAGCTCGCTGTGAAGCGTCTGCCGCGTACGGAAGGATCTCCAGCGCGGCCACATCCATCTGTGTGAACGTGGACGGTGTCGACCCAGAGAACGCAGCCAAGCGGATACCTACCCCCGCGTTCGCCCCGGCATCGCCGACGGTCTCGACACCATCGATCGCCAGCACCGATGACGCGCCATTGAAGACGACGATCGCGGTATGCCATGCGGTATCGGGGACGGCCGGAGGCGCGGACGTGAGTGCCGTTCCTGCGTTGATCTGGTAGTTCGTGGCGCCCGCCGGTAGCGTCGAAAACGAGTTGCCGCCAGTGCCGGTTCCGGTGGACCCGACGAGCATCCGATTCGCTTGCGGGGTTCCTTGCAGTCGATACCGCAAGACCCGAGTGTGGGGCTGCGTGCCGGCGAACGAGGAATGGTGAAGCATGTCGTCGATGCCGTCGAACCTGACGAACCGCACCCCGCTCTCCGATGCCACGACCGGTCGGGCCGCGCCGCCCGAGTTCGCGAGGTTCAGGCCGGACACGGCGGAAGGCCAGGACGCCAGCAGGTCAGCATCGGTCAGCCCGGCCGCGAGCCACGATTGCGATGCGCCAGAAAGCGGCGGGATCACCGCGGCGTTCGGCGTTCCGGTGACCACATCGGACCAGGGCCCGTAACCGACACCGTTGGCTGCCCTGACCCGCACCTCGTGCGCGGTGCCATTCGCCAGGCTGGTAATCGCCGAACTCGTTGCGGTCGAGGACTGCGACGTCCAGGCAGTTTGGCCGACCGCCCGGTAGTTGAGTTCGTAGCTGGTAGGGGCAGGAGAGCTTGCAGGCTTAGTCCAGGAGACGAGCAACGTCTTCGAGGCCCCACTGACGACCACTCCGGTCACCTGCCCCGGGGCCGTTGGGATGGCTTTGCCCGGCGCGATCCAGTCACGCCGGGCGAGCTGCTGCTCGAAGAACGATGCCATCAGTGGGTGCACGGTCTTGGCGAGGTGGATCGTGTCGCCCGGCACCATGAGCTGCGGCGGAATCGTGTCATTTGCGATCGCGGTCTGGTCGCCAGCGGTGGGAGTGAGCCCGAGGTCCGTGATGGCGCGCTCGACGAGGTACTTCCGGAGGTCCACGAACTGCAGCGGATACTTGCTGGCCAGCTCGGCGTTGATGGCGGTGATGGTCGTGTGGCCGGGAGTCCCGCGAGTCTCTGCTGTGGAAGTCGTGGTGCCCCAGAGCAGGAACCTGCGCACCGTGGGAGCGAGATGGTCCACGAGGCGCTGGGTGCCTTTGATGACGTGCTCGGCCACCGACGCGTCGGAGCCCTTCACGTCGTAGGAGACGTTGTTGCGGCCGACTCCGAGAATGAGAGTCGACCACCGGTCGATCTGCGTGTCCACGATGAACGGGGCGGAACCCGAGACCGGCACCACTGAACCGGCGTTCGTGCGGGTGAATGTGAGGTCGGTGGTGGCCGTGGTGGTGCGCGTGAGCGTGCCCGGCACGCCCGCGAGTGAGCCGGTGAAGGTCCACGTCCGATTCGGCCGCCAACCCACACCCGCAGGAATATTCACCGTCACAGCGCCGGACGCCGGTATCGAGCCGCCCGCGACCGTGCACTGCAAGACCAGCGCACCGACGTGAATCCCGATCTCATCGACGGTCATCCCGGAGCGACCAAGGTTGACGATCGTCGCGCCCGAGTCCAGATCGGCGAGCTTCGCGGGCCACGCATCGCTGATCGACCAGTCGCCGCCGCTGTCGTAGCCGCGGGTTAGGGAGTCCCCGACCGTGGCCTTCGCGCTCTTCAGGGACAGGGTGACACCTTCAGCGGGGGCATAAGTGGAGTTAAGGTGCGCTTCCAACTCCGGAGGATTCACCTTCTTCCCCACCGGATCGAACTGCGCCTTCGAACCCAGCAGCGCCTTCACACGCCCCTCAAGCTCATCAACAATCGGATTACCAGCCATCAAAAACTCCCATCAAAATCAGGCCACAAACGCTTCAAGGAACGTCACCGCCCCAGACTCCACAACCGCCCAAGAGGCCTGCGCAGTACGAATCCGCACCGACAACACATCCCCCTCCACCACAGCCACATTCGGCACCGACACCGTCAGCGAGGAACCAACAATCGAGGCGTTCGTCAACCCCAAAATCTCCACACCATTGAGAGTCAGCGACAAACCCCAGTTGTTGCTTGTCGTCACCGTGCGAGTTACCTGAGCACGCACAGTCACCGTCGCAGCGTCAGGCACCAGAATCCCGCTCACATGCGCCACATCCGGGAACCCGCTGTCGGGCAGCCAGTTCTGGATCACCAAATCGGCACCGGTAGCCGTCGGCGTGTACCGGCCATTCTTGACGACCCGCCACGGAGGAGGCGTACGGAACGCCCGCACAATCGACATCACAGATACCGCCCCCGAACAACCGCAGCGAGCACCCTGCCCGGAGACGCCCCAAGCGCAGACACGTACACCGTCAGCCGATCATTCGTCGCGAACGTTGCATTCACGCCCGAAGCCACACCAGTCCGAGCAAAATCCGTACCCGGTCCATCCGCCTGGTTCGCCACCGACACCGACAGATTGGTGCCGCTGATCTGCGCGTTGTTCTTACGCAACTCCACCAGCGTGGTGCTGCCAGCGTCGCTCGTCCCGAACTGGTAGAGCACGGTGTCGATCACACACGGCCTCGGAACCGGCACACCCACAATCAGATCCCCCGAACCGACCTTTCGCGTGCTCGAACTGTGCACAATCACCAACTCGAACGGCACACCCGACAACTTGCTGAAATCGATTCCCGCGTTCGCCGCAACATCCGAGCCAGGAATACCACCCGCCGGCTTCTGGTACGCCGTGTCAGCGCGATCCACCGAATCCTTCAGCGCCGTAACAAGCTTGTCCCGCGACACATTGCCGTTCGCAAGCTTGTCCAACGTTACCGCCGAAGATGCGAGCTTGTCAGACGACACCGACCCAAACCCCAACTTAGAGTTCGTGACCGCACCATCCTGCAAATCGCCAGCCGCAATCGAGCCATCCACAATCTTCGAACTATCAACCGAGTTCGCGCCCAGCTTCCCCAGAGTGACCGCGCCATCCTGAAGCTTCACCGTGGACACCGAACCATCAGCAGGCGCACCAGCCCAGCCAGCAGCAGCCTGCTCCGACGCCAACGCAGCAGCCGCCGAAACCGCCGCCTCACCAGCCTTCGTAGTCGCAGTCCCCGCGGCAGACTGCGCCTCCCCCGCCTTCACGACGGCCACCTGCCTCGACTGATCCGCCGACTCCGCAGCAGTCGTAGCAACCGCCGCCCCATCCAACGAATCATCACGAGCCGCAGACGCTTCCGCCGCCTTCAACTGCGCAACCTCAGCCGAAGTCACAGCAACAGTCGCACCATCCAACGAATCCTCGCGAGCAGCAACAGCCTCAGCAGCCTTAGACTGCGCAACCTCAGCAGACGTAGCCGCAACCGCCGCACCATCAAGCGAATCATTCCGCGCCGCAACAGCCTCGCCAGCCTTCTCGACAGCAGTCGCCGCAGACACACCAGCCGACAACTCAGACGCCCGCGCAGCATCCGCAGCCTCACCCAAATCAGCCAACGCCTGCAAACTAACCGGCGGCAAATCCGACACCGGATCCGTATCCACCGAAAACACCAGCGACGAACCCTCAACCCGCACCCCAGACACCGAATCGCCCTGAGGCCCACGAGTCACACCAGGCGCCGGCGAACCCGGAACCGGAAACTCATTCGCCAAATCCACCACCGTGCCAGGCACAGCCGGAATCTCCAACGGACGCAACACCACACGCTCATTGCGCACCCGCAAGTCCACAAACTCGACCCGATAGAACGCCGCCTGCGGACTAGTCCACTCATCCAATGCGGGAAGCTTCACGAACTTCTTCCCACGATGCGACAGGTCACCATTCGAGTCGAGCGGCACATCAAACTGCTGCACCACACGAATCGTCGGACCATTCGGATGATGCGGCATCAACACCGCATCCCGAGTATTCAACTGGAGCGTGAACCGGACAGTACCGGTAACCCCAACCTCATCCGGGTCATCGTCCGGGTCCATCCCATCCGGAATGAACGCACTGATGTTGCCCTTCACAGTCACATACTTCAATGGGTGCGTCACAGCATCCCCCTCACTTATACAAGCCAATCCAAGGGGCGCGATCACCCACGGTCATCGACTGAAACGTCAACGTCGAAGGCGGCGAAGTCACCGACGCCTGCCGCACCTGCAACCCATACGGGGCACGAACCGGCAACACACCCGCGCGCTGACCAACAGACGGCGCAGAACCCGAACCCGAAGTCGCCCAGGACAACCCCAGCACCACCAGATCGCCAACCTCGACCTGAACCGGCACACCAAAGCTGCCCGACACCTCACCAACCGCTGACGCCGCATGAGACACCAAATCATTCGTCGCCCCACGCAACCGAAACACGCCCGGCGCAGACTCCACATACAGGGACAACACCAACCGCGACCCCGTACCGCCCCGACCAAACAGACACGTCGCACCCTCAAACGGGCCAGCAGTACTCACCCGCGCCAAATGAAAATAGGTGCCACCCGAACCCAACTCCGCCGGCGAAGCAGCGAACTGCGGATACGTCACCTCGCACGCATCCACCCCACCCATCCACAACGGCGGAAACTGCCCGTTCAACGTCCGGGCAGACACACGGGCAGCCTCCACCAAATCCCTATTGAGAGCCATGAATCACACCGGGATGCAAGTGACTTCGAGGAACGCGCCATCCTTCGACACCTGGAACGCGTCAGCACCCGAACCCAGATTCGACAAGTTCACGAAGTATTCGACCGGAGTGTTCGCGGGCACCACCGCAACCGGTGAACCCGGCCCGATCGGGCTAGACGCGCCAGCAGTGTCATAGCGGGGATTGATCTGCACCCAATGCGGCTGATCGATCGGCAGACTGTACGCCTGCGCACACAGCGTGCCATCAGGTGCTGTGGTCACCGAACCTGTGATCGGGGTCGTGTACACCACCCACAGGGTGATTTTGCTGTTCGCGCTCGCCCGCGCCACAACCCCGGAACGAACCGAAGGCCGGTACGCGAACGGCTGACCGGGTACCAGCATTCGGGCAATCCACCGAGACACGGGAGCCACGCCAGCTGGCACATCAACAGTGTTGAACTGGATTTCCGGAAGGAAGTAGGTGCTGGGAACCTTCACTGGCGCTGTCGTGTAGGTGCCGTCGCCCTTGCGGACAATCACATCACCCGCAGCCACACCCAACGCGGCCGAGAAATCAGCCGCCGACGCGATCGACGCAGCAGGACCAGTCAGCCCCCGATCGCCCTTCTCACCCTTGTCGCCCTTCTGCGAGATGACATTGATCCGGTAGTTCCCCGGCGACACCTCCTCGATCGAACCACCCGGTGTCGGACCGGACGAGAACACGCCACCCACCAGGTTCGGCATGTCCCCCTGATCGCCCTTCTGCCCGATGAAGTCCTCGCGCTCCACCAGATCCCGGCCGTTCCAAATCCAACCGGACGACGACCCATCAACCCCATACCAGTGGCCCGCCTCGGCCTCCGTCAAACCCTCCGCAATCGCGGCCAGATCCCCCACGGACGGCACCGAATACTGGTAGACAGGCGACGGCCCCGGATCACCCTTGTCGCCCTTGTCGCCCTTGTAGGCGGGAATGTTGATGTCGATGTGGTCGTCCACGAACTCAAGCACAGCCTTGTTCGTCTCTCGGACATCGAACGCGTCCTTGAACTTCATGTTCAGCTTCGTGTTGCGTTCGTACTGGTACATGGCTCCCCTATGAAATTATGTAACAACCTATTTCGCGGCAGCAGCCCGCAACTCTGCAAGCTCCCGGCGAAGATCACCAATCAGATCCGTCGCCTCACCCAACTGGGCACGAAGATCCGCAATATCCGCCTCAGACCGATGACGCTCCTGCTCAGCGAGATGCCGCTCCTGATCGGCCCGGACCCTCTCCCGCTGCTGCTCAACCAACACCGCATCAAGTTGCGCCGCCACACCCGCCAACTGTGTGGACAGGTACACGACACGCTGATCGTTAAGCATCTTCGCGGCAGCCTCAATCTCTATGCGCCGCTGAATCCTTGCCGCCTTCAGACCCGACATCCACCGCCAGATCGACCCCGCAAGCGTCCTCACCCAAGGGAGGGTCACAGCAACCACCGCTGCGACCACTCCCGCATACAAGACCCAAGGGTGGGACGACGTATCAGACTCCATCGCCCTTCACTGCAGGCTCAGCCGCCAACCACGGAGCGAACCTGTTGATCAAAAGATTCACTCGCGGATCCGCCAACGCGCCAGTGATAGCGCCACACACCGCCACCGCCTGCGCCATCAGACCAGCCGGCGGAACACCAGACGCAAGAATCACAGTCGGTATCAGCGACGCCAAACCAACGATCGCAGCAAACACAGTGCGAGCGATAGCCCGCCACGGATACGCAACCTGAGTAGGAGCAGCCATCACTTACCACCCTTCAGCAGATCAGCAACAGCATCCACAAGCGTCTTACCGCCCAGCTGCTTCCAACCCTTGTACTGGCCCGCGTTCCGCTGGCCTTCGCCACACAGCTGCTCCCGAATGTCCTTCACGTCAGACCCGATCGGGCCTACGAACTTCGTGATGAAATCCTTGATATCTGCCACTTCCGCTGCACTCATCGGCACATCCCCCTTGTTCCCGCCGCCACCAGCGGCAATCTGCTTCGCCCGCTCAATCACCACGTCATACGGGAAGTTGTAACCCGGATCCCAATGGTCAGACTCTCGGAACGCATCACGGATCTCGATGTGCCCACACACGCCCCGCACACCCGCACGCACCTGATCTCCATTGATCTTCACCAGCGGAATCCCGTACTTCTTATGCCATTCCGCGTACCGCATAGCCGTGCGCTCCAACAGCTTCGCCTCACGAAGCCACCGGTCACGGGACCACTCAGCCCGCCCCATCACACACGTGTGCAAACCGGCCTTGTTACCCTTCGGCATCGCGCCCCACGCCTGCTTGTTGTCCGGGACGAGGCGCACCTCTTCACCATCGAAGTCCACCATCGTCTGATAGCTGCCGGCCTTCGTGCGCTCCAAATACCCGATGACACTGGTGTTGCCACCCTCGGACTCTGTGGTGTGCTGCACGATCACCTGCTTGGTGTTGTCAGCGTTGTTCCACAGCCCGTTCATCTGCTCTCTGTACGGATACAGATCCACAGAATCACCCCTTATTCAGTTAGACATTCACCGCTTGGAAGTTCACTGCCTCCTGCAGCCCCTTCAACAAACGCATACTCTTCGCAGACGGATCCTCATCCACCCGATCATCACCAATCGTCGCCGTCACCATCACCCGCTCAGACCGCGAATCCCGCACCTTCACCCCACGCATCCGGTCATACGACACCTCACCGTCATCCTCCAAACCACAGATCGAACCAACCCTGTAGTCGTAGAACGCCAGGAACGGATACCCATCCATCACCTCAAGCGTCATCGCCCGCTGCCCGCGACCCTCATTCAAAGCCCGCTCAGCAACCTGATTCGCCGCAAACGTGTACCCCGCCTGCGCATTCGCGAAGCCCTCAGGGAACCCCAAGATCCCCATATCGGCCTTCGTCTTCTGATCCACGAACTTCTGGAACGCCAAAAACACGTCCTTGAACAGCGACGCCAACAGCCCAGACAAGCCCGGCAGCACAGCCATCGACAACAGCGCGAACACCCACGTCACCGCAAGCTCCGCAACCATGTCCACAAGCTCGTTCAACCACGTAGGCGACTTACCACCCACCACCACGCTGTAATACAGCGGATGCTTCACCGTCAAACGAGAATTCGCCACACCAGACGACTCAGACGACCACACCACAGACGGAATCTCAGCCCGCCGAAACAAACCATCCACAGCATCCGCCAGGCCCGGCAGCAGAAACCCGCCCACAGTCGAAATGAACCCAGCAACGATCTGCCCCAACGCATCCGCAAGCCCATCCAAGAACGTCTGCGTGTTGATCACACCCGATTCCTTCGGGTTATCAACCACCTCAACCAGATACTGTGCCTTCGTCAGATACAAGTCGGGATGCGGCTGCGGATCACCAGGAAGCCACAAGCGGATGATCAGACGGCACGACGAGTTATCCAACCAGCCCTGAAACAGTTCATCCAACGGCACCATGCGGGCAACACCCACAACCCACTCCGTTGTATCCAGGTGCTTCTTGAACGGGATCATCGTGATCGGTAGACCCAGACGCTTCGCGTTCGGCGTCAGATAGTGATCGATCACAGTGCGGATCGGGCCGATAGCGATGTCCTGCGGAGGGAACTGAACCTCCGGCGCCGACCTCGGGTTACCGAACGCCAGGATCGCATGGAACCAGGCGTAGTCATCGATCAGCGACAGGGTGATCTTCCGCTGTCCCCGCACACCCTCACGCGTCGCGATATCGACACGCCCCGACCAACGCTCATCGTTGTAGGTGACCGTGATCGGAACCACCGTACGATCCACCGACATACACAGTCTGGCGAACTCATGATCGGATGGGATGATGATCTCGCCCGTGCCGACCTGGTTCCACAGGAACTCGACCTCAGCCGACTCATAGTTGTTGACCAGGCCGAGCGCCTCAAGCTTGTTCGAGTAGATGACAATCTCGAACAGTGCGCGACCGCCCACCTTCGGATTCGGTTGCAGCACATCGAACAGCAGTGCTGCCGCATCATCATCCAACGGCCCCGGTGTTAGATGCGCGTCCGGGTCGAACACAATCCCCAAACGATCATTCAGAGTCGCTGTCACCACGGCCCCCGGTTCTTCGGATCAATCCGAACCGTCACCGACGACTCCGCAGTCCCATCAACGAACCGCATCCCGCCCAGGTCAAACACCGAGTTCCGGGCGACAGGCACCCGAAACCGCCGCGGGTCCATGTCCTTGAACAGATTCTCCGCAGGATTCTCAACCACCAACGTGCGGTGATCCGGATCAGTGTCCAGCCGCAACACCTGCCCGGGCTTCAACTTCGGCAACGTCACCAAACGGCCATCACCATCCGGGATCTGCAGTGCGCCAGGCCCCTTCACGATCGCCGTGTAGAACGCCGGCCGATTGCCCGGATTCCGAAGCTTCACCGGCTTCTCACCGTTCACCCACGTCACCGTGCGCTCAAGACCAGACCACCACGGATACTCCGCAATCAGCGGCAAGTTGTACGCCTGGAACCCAAGCATCCCACCGTCTTTCGGGTAGACGATCTCCGGGACATCGTCCAAACGGACATCCAGCCACCACCAGCCAGACTCCCGCGTCAACACATAGATCCGAGACTGCACATCGAAATCGATCCCCTCAAGGAACGACTCAGACAGTGACCGGAACCCAACCTTCGCAGTCTGCGAAATGTGCACGGGCATCTCGAACTTGCTCGGATCGATCACCGACCCCAACCAAGTCGCACCCTCCTGCCGGGCACCCTTCGAAAACAAGTTCTGTCCAGGCGGGCCGTACGTGTTCGCCCAACCCTCCAACACTTGGATACCGCCGTCAGCAGCAGTCATATCCCAGACCGGGCCGTGGTTCTCTGCCCCGCACCAGATCACATGCGCACGACCATCACGAAACAGTTCACCCATAATCATCCTGTATTCAGTTGTGTGAGGGGCACACCCGAAGATGTGCCCCGTCTAGCTACATGCGGTAGCGGCGACCGCGATTGATCTCATGCCGCCGCTGCTCCCGATACGCCGACTCCGTGTCCACCGCCTGAATGTTCGTGTTGCCGTATCCGACACCAGCAGACACCAGCGACTCGACCATGCCGCCCCAGTTGTCGATCGCATACTTCTCGACACGCGACCACGACGACTCCTGCAGATCCGCCCACTTATCGACCTCAATCTGCCGATCCGATGCGGTAGCAATCTGCGCTTCGACAGCAGGATCCAGGCGGGGCGCGTCCCCGAACTGGTCTGCCATCAACGTTTCGCCACGGAACAATCGGTCCCGGAAGCCCGGATCCGTCAACGCCTTCACAATCTCCGACAGGCGCTGCATGTTCTCCGGATTCAGGACGTACTCGTTGACGCCGGTACCGTTGTAGACCGCAGTCAACCCCGGCTTGAGCACGCCACCCGTATCGCGGGACACCCACGACAGCGGATTCAACCGCTCCCCAACATCCTTCGCCTTCTCATACAGATTCCGAAGACCATCAGTGAAGCCCTGAATCCGATCCATGATCTCCTCACGGACCGCATCCTTCACCCCGTCGAACAAGGCCGGCGCGATCTCCTTGAACGGGCCATCACCGAGCAGCTTGCCCATCCCTGCGCTGATCGCATCACCAAGAGGCGACACCATCTTGTCGAACAGTTCCCCAGCCTTACGTGCCAGGAACCCCTTCTGCTCACCCTGAGACGGGCCACCATCACCGCCACCCGGTCCGGGATCAACGAACGCACCGTCCACAATCGGCAGATGGAACTGCCACGGGAACATACTGTTCGTAGCACCACGAGCACCCCTGCCATAGCGGACACCCTCACCACCCGACGACTCAACATTCAGATCCGGGAGGCCCTCAACACCTGACAGCGTGCCAGCCATATGGCCGCCACCATCACCACCAGGGTTATCGAACACACCGAACGACAGACCAGCACCCAAACCCGGTTTGATGCCCAGAGGGCCACCCGATGCAGGGTTGAACGAGCCCGTGTAGCCGTAACGCTGCCACGGATTCCGCCCCAACACTTCCGCCGCGATCGACAGCAGGAAACCCGAGCAGTCGAACGATGATCCAACCCCCGAAGGGCCAGCCCACTCGTACGGCTTACCGTCCTGCGCCTTCGCGAAATCATGACCGCGCTTCAACATCTCCCAAGCGGGATCCTCGCGTTGGACACGGCCACCGTCAGCCATCCCCCACTGGAACATTCCCTCACCAGATGGGTTCTTGCCCTGCAGTGCTGCCTGGTTGAACGCGAGTAGGTTGTCTGCGCCAGCAGCATTCACTGCGGGTACAGACATGACGACTTCGCCGGGCATCAGGTTGCGGAGGACAGAGTCCTTACCGCGTACCGCACCGGGTTCGAGGGGAACCATGCCGCCTGTCGCCATACCGGGGACACCACTGAGTGCACCGCCCTCGCCGAGTTCCTTGATCGGAACCCAATCCGGGAGACGGTTGCCCAGGAACGAATCAACCTTCGACCAGGCAGCGCCGATGCCGTTGTTGAAGACTTCCCGGATCACCCAGTCAATCGGTGCCGCAAGGTATCCCTTCAGTTTCGACCAGTCACCCTTGATGGCCTCAACGGCAGCATTGAAGAACCCTGAGACGCCGGGCAGCTTTTCCCCGATCTTCTCGAACACGGGCAGGATGTCGTCCCGCCAGGTGTCCTTGATCGTGGATGTGAGGGTGTTCCAGCCTTCCTTGGCTTTCTCCTTGATGTTCTCTGTGACTGAGGATCCGATGTCGCCGAGCTTGCCCTTGATGCCGTCGAACGCGGGGAACAGTTTCGTGTCCCAGCCGTCCTTGACATCACCGGTTAGCCCGTTCCAGATGGTCCGCCAGTCTTCGAGCTTCTTGGGATCGAAGCCGTCAGCGAGCGGATCCTTGGTGCGGACGATGCTGCGACCCGGGCCACCGCCCTGAGTGTTGCCCAGGATCTCCTTGACATCATCCGTAGACGGGTTGTCCCCGGATCCGTCCTCATGACGATCGCCCCACAAGCCGAAACCGGTTCGGAGTTGCTTCCACCAGCCGTCATCGTTGTCGTTGCGAAGCCACCGATTAGCGGACCGACCCAACCCCATCCACGGCGCCTCAAAGCCGCCTGAAGGCTCAGCCTCATCACCGAACAACCAGTCACCAGTCGTGTCCTTGATGACACCCCAAGTGCCTCGCCCAGTCTCCGTATTGTTCGCTCCAGGCGACCCAGCAGGCCCCTCAGAGACCGACCCGCCAGGAGCGCCACCACCCAACAAGCCCTGCGCAGCAAACACAAACTGCAGCGACTTCTCCACAAGCTGCAAAAGCAGCGTGACCGTGGACTTCACGTTGTCCCAAAAGTCAGCCATCTTCGAGGCGTTCTCGGGATTGTTCATCCAATCCGCGAACTCGCGCATCTTCTTGGTGATGCCCTCAACCATCGACTCGCCGGTCTTGTCCGAAGTCGAGAACAGGCCACCGATCACGCGCCCGATCTCAACGAACATGTCCTTCAACTGGCGGAACGCATCCGCCGACTCCTGAAGGAACGACCGAATCTTGTTCTGCCCCTCATCAGAACTCGTCCACTCATGAAACTTCTTCATGGTGTCTTCGAACGAGCCACTCAACTTCGGCAGAAACTCAGACCCGACAGCAGCAATATCCTGCAGCGCACCCAGCAGATCCGACAGGCCATTCATCAACGGCTGAATCGAGTTCTTCGTGTTCTCAAGGATCTTCGTCCAGTCCAACTTCGAAGAATCCGAACCCAGATCTGCTAGTGCGCCCTTCAGCCCGCCATTGATCTCAGTAGCGATCCCACCCAAGCCCGCCTTGAACGCAGGCAGCAGATTCGCCGACAGGTTAACAACCTCGTCACCAAACCCCTTGAACAGGTTCTCCTGCACAAGCATCCGCAGACTACGCCACTCGCCACCCAGCCCCCGAACCTTCTGCACAAAATCGCGGGCAGCCGGCGACAGATCATTCAACGCATCCCGGTAGGCGTCAGCCGCCTCCGACCCCGCCTCCATCGCCTCAGTCAACGAATCCTGCGCATCAACAATCCGCTTCTGCGCATCCTCATTCGCGCGGGCAGCATCCTCGACAGCCTCGGTGACACCTTGTTCGGCTTCAGCTTGGGCGTCCTTGGCGTCACGAACCTTCTTCGAGCCCTCGACACCGACGCGGGCAGCGTCAGCCGCCTCTGCCTTCAGGTCCTTGTTCCGCTGCTGTGTCTCCAGCAGTCGCTGCACAGCCTGCTCGTAGTCGATACGAGCGTTGCGTCGGTCGTCCGCATCCGCGCCCGAACCGAACTGGTTGGCTTCGCGCAGCCGCTTACGCGCATCCGTTACCGCACTTTCAGAGGCCTGCTCATCCCAGTAGGCGCCACGCAACGAAAGCTGATAGTTGTCCAACTCCCGGCGGGCATCCACCCGCGCCTGAGTCAGCGCCTCTTCTGCCCGCTGTGACGCCTTCTTCGCTGCCGCAACACGCTTCTCACCATCAACCTGTGTACGTGCCGCAGCCTTCGCGGCATCCGCAACCTGCCGCTGCGCCTTCTCCTGCTGCTTCGCAGAACTCCGGGCTTCCTTCGCAGCGTTATCCGACTCCTTCGATGCCGCCCTGAACGCCTTGAACACGCCCGTAGAGCCGATAACGATCGTCGCGAGCGATGCAGCAGCAGCAGCACCCGCAGCGGGGAGCAGCGCGACCACACCCAACGCCTGCGACAGTTGACCAATCAACGGGATCAGCGACACCGCCGCCAAAGCAACCAACGCTGCTGTGGCCAAACCGACCGGATTCAGCAGCCCAGACGCCGCCCCACCAATGCCGCCGATCGTGTGCGAGGTTGAACTAGCCGCCGAAGCAGCAGCCTGCAACGCCGCGATCTGCGCCAACGCCGCAGTGATATCCATATCGACGTTCATGTGCAACGTGCGATGCATCGCCTGGAACTCAGCCAACTGCAACTTCGCCTGCGTGAAATCCAAATCCACATTGAGCGTGACCTTTTCGCCCGCCCCGAGCGACTGGAGCTCCGCACGAGCCTGCGTCAGATCGATCTTCGCATCAATCTTCACGTCCTCGCTCAACCCAGTGAGCGCAGCCCGCACCTTGTCGCGGATGTGGTCTGTGTCCGGGTCCACACGGATCTTCGGGTTCGGCCCCTCATTGAGCTTTTCCCGCACCTTCGTGTGGAAACCAGTCAGATCGGGTACCAGCTTGATCTTCGCTGAACCAGCCTCATACGTCGCCATACCCGGTACCTCTATTTAGTTATGTAGCCCCCAACCGGGCCAAATGTTCATCAACCTCGACGTCATCACGACGCCTCAACTCAAGCTCCAAAGCCGTTGTCGGATACGGTTTCAAATCCAGACGACCAACCTTGTTCCCATTCACCGCCAACAGGGTTGCTGTCAGCTTCTTTAGGTGGTTCACCACATCGCGGAGTTCCCGCAACTCTGGGGTGAAACCAGCCGGTGTGAGAACAGGTACAGCAGTGTCGTCAGGGTTGTACTGGTCGGCCCAATAGCGGGCCAGATCGGTGTCCATCGCCTGCGCAGACTTGTAGTCCGACCACGAGGGAAGCCGCTTCAAGAACCGGAACAGTTCCGTCCACGGCCTCACCCCACGAAAGTAGTCGTACAGGTCAATCCGCAAGTGAACACGAAGATCCCATGCGATCGACTCGCCGAACTTGTTGATCAGTCGGACGAGCCCACGGAACCCCCCGGCACATCATCCCCACCAACGCCAGCCTTCTTCGGCACCAGATGCGCCATGATGTCATCGAACAGCTTCTCCGTCACCTGGACAGGCTTCGCTTCGAGCGCCGCCCACAGCCGATCAATCTCATCCCCAACAAGCACACTGAGCATGATCTTGATGCCCTCGATCACCGAGGTCGCCTGCTCCGTCGCATCGTCCATCGCATTCAGGCGCGCCTGCAACTCCAGGCGCTCACCCACCGTCTCCGGAATCTCAATCACGATCGGAGGACTCAGCGGAATCACATACGGCTCAGGCTTCACATACTCCTCACCCAAAGCCTCCGAACAGAACTGGTCCCACAGATCCACATCCTGCTTCGGCGTGATCTTCCGAACTGTACCCACAACGACTCCCCTTCGACTCTTCTATTTACTTGTCGGACTTCACAACAGGCTTCGGCAACTCCGGCCGCACCTGCTTCACCCGGTAGCCCTGCGCCTCAAGATTCACACGCTCAACAGCGGAACCCACACGCACCTCAACCCCCCGAGGGGACACCAACACAACATTCATCACACACCCACACACCCTCTCCCCCGAGAAGGAAACCGGGTGCCGCCCAGGGGAGAACAAGACGACACCCGGAAACTCACCTACGGTGTTGCGTCCCAGCCCATCTTCTCCAGCAGCGGCTTCCAACCCGGACCACCGAACGCCCACGCAATCGCATAGCCCTCTTCCGAATCGACCTTCGCCTTACCGGTGATCGGGTACGCCATCGCAGACTCCTGGCCCGCGGACTGCTCACCAACAGACGTGATCTGGAACTTCGGCGCGATACGCCAAATGTAGATCGCATCATCACCCGCACCATCGATACCCAGATGCAGGTAGCGGTAGAAGCGGGTAGCCGGCGCGGTCGGCTCCTTGATCCACAGTTCGCCCGTGGTCGCGTCCGGGGTGACACTCGTCAGATCAGCACCCGTGTACAACTCCAGCGTCTTACGCCGCGTCTCATGCGGAGTCAGCGTGATCGTCGTGTTCTTCCCGATGATGTCCTCACGAGACGACTCCATGTCGCCCCACGACTTCACCTCAGTGGTCTGAACATCCGGGGTGTACGTCGGCGCACCATCCGCCGCGATCTTGCCCAGAGACTCGAAACCCACAGGCAGCGCCTGCAGTTCCGCGTTCGCGCCCGTAGTGAACGCAGTCGGGATCGCGATACTGTCGTCAGCGACGAACACCGCACCCTTGAGCTGCTTACGGATCAGCTCGTTCTTGAAGTCGAGCAGAGTGTCGACTGTCGTTGCAGCCATATGGCTCTCCTATGAAATTGTCTATTCAGTTGTTACTGGCGGCGCATCAACAGTTGATACGTCGCAATCAGCCGGCGATCATCCGGATCTATGTCCGGGATCTGCATGGGGCCGACAAGGCAGCCAGTGTCATCGACGAGGATCCCGTTGACCTTCGAAGCTGCGGCAGTCTCAATCAGCCTGCGGCACTGTCGGGCCATCGCTTTGGCCTGAGCTGCGGACTGCGCGAAGCACTCCACCTCAACCTCAGGGAAGTCCGTCACATCATCATCAGTGCCACCCACACGGGACACCCGAATGTGCGGCATCGGCGTCTCAGGACTGGCCATCGTGCACGTGAACGCGACCTGCTCAAGCAGATCCATCACCACAGACTCGGCGTCAGGAAACTCCATCAGACGCTCCCAATCTTCCGTGCCACAGCCCGCAGATTCCGCTCAGCATCGTTGTTCACCGTGCCCCACTCCCTGTAAGCCGAATACGGGGCGTACGCGATGACCTCGCCGATCATGCGGTCCTTGCGTTTGCCGCCCACTGTCGTCTGGTAGCGGACCTCGCGAGCATTCCTGCCCGTCTTCCGCTTCACCCCAGCCCGGTACAGGGCGATCGCCATTTCACCCTTGTGCTGCAGGTGGCGCCGCAGATCCCCCGATGTGCTCAGGTACGCCGCCATGCCCTTGCGGTTCGGGTTGTATGTGTAGGCACTCACTCGACCTCCTGGAACCGGATCGTCAAGTTCGTAGCCCGCCGAGAACGCCCGTACTGCTGAACGAACGGCTTACCCACGACCCGACATAGCCGGTCCTCGACCTCCAGGCGATCTACCGCAGTCGCATCAGATCCGATAGGCGCGAGCAGCCGGCCACTCGACACCGAACCCTCACGCCGCTCGCCACGGGGAACATCCTCCGTGTCATCCCACTCGACCCCGCACGGACCAATCTTGTGCGACTCCTCGAACTGGGCGTCACCCTCACGATCCCGAGGCCCCCGCCGCAACACCTGAATCATCTGACCGTTACGGAACCTCACCAGAACCCCCGCTCAGCCATCGAATCATGCGCAGGCCAACCAGACTGAAACCACAAGTCCGGGGCGATCGTGTTCCGGCCCGCCAAATAGCCGTCAGTCGCCGGCGCAACACCAGACGACCCACGAGCACCCAACAGGGTCCACTCCTCAGCGAGAACCGTCAGAAAGCCTGCAGCAGCCCGAGTGTCCACCTGATAGGAGAATGAACCAGCCTGCTCCGACCTGTACCCATCCGGATTCCGCAACACACGACACACCGCATTCGCCTGAACCATCACCACCGACTCGTGATCCAGACGCTCATCCTCAAGGCGTGTCTGTAGGTCCGGGATCCGCGCCAGAATCATTCTCGCCGCGTCGTTTACGAGGACGCCCGCGAGGTCTCGTTCCGCCTGTTCCAGCGGCCGCCCCATCCGTGCTTCCACGTCCTCCACGGTCGCCAGATTCGCCGGTATCTGCGCCACCAGCCAACTCCCAATCGCCAGACGGCGGGACCACACAATGAATGATCCCGCCGTTGCTTCTATGCCTGAAACGGGCCATGACTACGGGGCGACCGGGACAGCATCGTCGTAGGCAACGAACGCGTTCTTATCGGTGATGACCCAGCCGAAGATCGCCTCAACGAGGTACGCCTCAAGGTTCTGCTGCCACAGGTGCACAAGAGTGCCGTTGTCATTCAGCGTCGCCTGATCCGTGCGAGACACGGTCATCTGCTCCGCGAAGCCGTACTTCAGCGCCGACCAGTCACCACCCAGGGCACGCACCTTGTTGTCAGTGCCACCACCGATGTAGCGACCCGACACGGACTTGCCGTACGCGACGGGGAGGCCGAGCAGTGAGCCGAAGCCGTCCTTCAGGTTCACTGAGTCCTGGTAGATCGGGCGACCCTGCAGATCAGTCGCCGTCAGAAGCGACTGCTTCAGGCGCGGATCGGCAGCGAAGCCGCTGAACTCGCCGAAGTCGTAGTTCTCGGTGACCAGGTTGTAGCCGTTCACCAGATCAGTCGTCAGGCCACCGTTCGCCTTCGTGGTCGTGCCCAGCTCCACACGCTGCGTGGTCTGATTCACGAACTCCTTACCAGCAATCACGCCAGTCACCGGATTCGTGCCATGCAGCACAGCCATATCGAACGCACGAGTAATCGCGTTCGTCATGTCATCCGCAATGTTCTCCAAGATCCCGAGAGGATTCTTCATACGAAGCTCCTTCGAGAAGTACGTGACCGCAGCGACCTTGATCGGAGTGATCGTCTTGGTCGTGTAGTCGGTCTTCGTGATCGGCTTCAGCTGACCTTCACCGACAACACCAGCCTGAACGTGACCGGTCTGGACCGCGATCGCGGCACCCTCAAGAGGGATGGGGGTCTGGCCCGAGAGTCGGGAGACCACGGACTGTTCCTGCACCCGCTTGAGGATGCTCTGCGCCATAGGCTTCGGAACAAGGTTCTTCGAGTTCGCTTCAGCGAACGTAGTTGCGCCAACAGCAGGCATGGGTACTCCTATGAAGTTGTTATTTAGTTGTGTGGTGGTGCTACTCGGCGCCGAAGAAGGCTTCTGCCATCTCCACGCGAGGATCCTTCGCCGGGTCCTGATTGACCTGGGCGGGATCGACCCGCACCCCACCATTGCTTGAAGCCAAAGCCGCCAGGGCGTCAGCAGAGGTCTTCCACTCGTCCTCGGAAGCGCCAACGATCATCGGCACCACGTTGAGCGGGAGACCCTTCGAGACAGCCAGACTCGTCTTCGCGAGCGCAGTTTCCGCCGCCGAATGCTTGCCTGTCAGGTCATCGATTTGCGACTGAAACGCGGTCGCCTTCTGTTCGATCTCCGCGTCCTTAGCGGACAGCGCAGTCTCAGCATCACCGAGTCGCGACCTCAGCCCCTGAGACTCCTTCCGGAGATCCTTGATCTCGGTCTGCGCCCACTCAGGCAGATCCTCCACCTTCGTCAGAACAGACAGGTCAACAGTCGAGTCAGTCACATTGCCTCCTGGGCAAAGTCAGATGGCCGCCAGGGCCAGAAACAAGAAAAGCGACCGCCAGGGCCGCCAATTACGCCACAGTCCGAAGATCCGGAATCTGCGGCAAGTCATGGTCATTCAAGTACCGGCGCACAGCATTGATGCCATGCGTGTCAGGATGCTCCGCCGCCGCCTTCTCATAGAACGCATACAGCCGGCGAGCCTCAGCCCAACCAGGCCACGTCTTACGGTTGAACACCGGCACAGCGATGCAATCGCAGTTCGGGTGGTACCCCTGCATGTCACCGCCATACAAGGCCGTGTTCCGCGACGAATACACCGCGCCACGCGACGCGAGGGTCACACAGAACGGGCAGTTGTCAGCGCCAGTGAGCATCCGCGCCCAACCCTGAGCCTCCACACCAGGCGGGCGAGACTCATTCTGGGCCTTCGCTGAATCCTCGGGGACAGCACGGGCAGCAGCCTCAACATGCTTCACCACCGTCCCCACCACAGCATCAATCGGATTGACCTTGTTGCTATCCAAAGCCTCATCGACACCAGCCTGCAGGAACTCGCGCTTGTACTCACGAATCTCAGGAATCGGCGGCGGGGTCTTAGCCCCCTGGACGGCACGCTGGGCGTCCATAAACTCGACCGCCACCCCATACGCCTCCTCGCGGGCAACCGTCACCTGAGGCAACACCACATCCACGAACGCCGCCCGATACTCCATCGGCACAACCACAACGTCACCCTGCGGGGCACCCACATTCCGGGGACCCAACAACAGCAACGCTGCAGCATGCGCAACCTTTAGCACGCCCCGCGAAATCAGATCCAGCCTGCGCCTGTACGCGCCCGGCGTCACAGACCCACCGCCGCCAACGCCGGATTACGACGCAACTCCTCAGCACGCTTCCGCTGCTCCGGAGAAAACCCGATCGTCTCCAACGCCATATCCGCCGGCAACAGCCCCGACTCGTACAGCTTCACAGCCGCATCAGTCTTCGCCGCCAACGTCGGAGTAGCCGCATCCCGCCACACAGTCTCCAAGCGCATCGCAGGAGACGCATCACGACCCGCCTGACGCATCGCACACCGCATCGTCCGCTCCCACGAAGAACCGAACGACCGCTGCTTACGCTCTGCACGCTTCACGAGCCGCTCACGAGCCGCCACGATCGCCTCAGCCGACGCAGGGTTCTCCGACGTGAATCCGAGGAAGTCCGGAGGCAGACCCGACAGCGCAGACACGATCCGCGCGTACTGGTTCACAACCTCCGTGAAGTTCCGCAGATCCGCACCCTCGAACTGGCCGGCCTTGCCGTTCTCGTTTTCGAACGCCTGGACATGCCCGATGTACGCCTGCCAACGCGGAACCTGATTGCCCTCAGGGTCTACGAAATCCTTGGCTTCAGCGCCCATCACCCAGCGCTGCGGGATCGCCACAAGCTCCTGAGCAATCTGCAAATTCGTCAACGTTCGGGACGCAGCATCGGTGAGCCCCATGACATCCTGCATCTCCGAGACGCCACGACGATCACCGATCCGCGAACGGTTCGTGAACGGAGTCACCGGCACCGTGCCCATGTTGTGGACAACAGTCTTGTCCTGCTTCCAATCACCAAGACTGCCCCGGTAGTACACCGTCACATCAGGCAGATAGTGGGCAGCCCACTTCACCCGATCCGGCGTCTCATACAGGCGCACAGCCTCAGCAACATCCCGCGTCAACGGATCGATATGACAGGCCATTCCCTGGCCCGTGTGGGAGGTGATCGCAGGCGCACCATCACGCGTCTGACCGACAATCGTGAACGCTTTCCGCTGCACCAACGCCTCGGTATGCACCAGCGACGACTCATCATCCAAGTTGTTCGCCTGCCACCACGACCACAACTCGTCATCAGTCTTATCCGAGCCGGCCAGCCGGAACCCCTCAACATCGAGACGCTCCTCAACCGAATCCACGACCAGCCGAGGCCAATTCACCACCAGTTCAAGCACCCGAACCTCAGGCGGCAACGACACACCCAACGCGTCCAGACGCTTCGAACCCTGGTAGTACGCCTCCAACTTTTGGCGGTCCTGTGTCCCCGACCCCGCCTGCTCCACAAGCGTAGAAAAACTCATAGCACCAGTACCTTCCGGCTCCCCCGCCGCTTACCGGACTCCAACAACAGAGTCCTAGCCATATCCGCCAACAAAGCAGCCGCATACCCATCAACTTTTCGGGAAGACTCCCGATGCTCCTTACCGAACGACACACCAAACTGGTTCAACCGCCGGCGAGCATTCAAAACATGCTCAGTCAGCACCGAACTCTTCGTATGCCGCACAACACCATCCGTGACAGCAGCCACCAGACGCTCATTCGCCCGCGTGATGTCCATCAGCCCGCGCCGCATATCCCAACCCACAGTCGACTTCGGCGACGCCTTCACCAACAACTGACCACGGAAGTCCTGCGACCACTGATCCACATACGACTCCCACAGAGCCACATCGGCGAAGAACCCGGACACCTTGTATGTGGACATCGCCCACCGCACAGTGCCATCCACGTCCGTCCGATCAATCTCCCAATCGGGCCAGCCGTCAGGCTTCTCCCAGATCTTGATCGGCTCAAACAGTCTGTCCGACAACCTGCAAGCCACCAACGCAGTAGCGTCATCCGACTTACCGCCATCGAACCCGAGCGTGATCTCATCCCCAGGCTGCAACCGATCATCCGTGCCACACGCCTCCCACTCATGCGGAGCAACAAGCGCATCCGAAGCCGCCACAACCTGATTCAGATAGAACCGGCGCGCCTCCTCGGGCGTCGTAGCACGGTCCAGGATCTCCTGCACCAGACGATCAACATCCAGCCAGGTCGAATCCCCGCGAGCATCAATCAGACCCGCACGCAACGACTCCACATCATCCAAAGTGGTTGTAGCGGGAGCCTCAGTCGCGTCGTAGTAGATGCCCGTATCGACCGCCTGACCGCCACGCACCTTCACAAACGCCTCATAGTCCAACTCCGCAACAGACCCCATGCCAGGGATATGCGCGTTCTGGATAGCCATCGACCGGGCATCACCACCACGCGACTTACCCAAATTTCGGCGAATAACCGCAGCCATCGCAATGCCGTTGTTGTTCTCCAACCAGCCCTGCGTCTCATTCAAAACCACATACGACGGACGCCCACCCTCAAGAGCAAGCGGAGACGACGTAACCGCCTCAATCCGCCCACCATTGCGGTAGTAGATGATCTCCTTACCGAGATCCACCCCATACTCGACCTGAGCGTCCTTCGACAACATCGGCCCAAGCAGCGTCATCGTGTTGCGTGTCTGATCCTTCGACACCGCCGCGATCTGAATCCACGGCGCAGGATGCTGCTTCCCCACTGGACGACCATCAGCAGTCCAACGAGCAAACCGGCACGGCCCCAACGCCTCAAACCACACCACCGCAGCAATGAACGGGTCCTTGCCCCACCCCTTCATCCGCCGCAACACACCACGCCGAAACCGGAAACGGCCGCCATCATCCAGCTCGTACCAGCGCAACAGAATCCGCAACTGCTCACGCGTCAACCGAAACTTCGAACCCGCGTCAGGCCCATCCGCCTGCACCAAATTCTCAGTCATCCACCGGGCAGCAAGCCACCCCAACGTGCGGTCATCCGCCGGCACATAATCATCAATCGACCGAACAACAGACACAATCGCCCCCAAGGGCGATCAGTCACTCGGCCATACGCCGATAGTTGTCCATGATCGCCACATTCTCGTCATCAACCGGGGCCGAATCCGCGCGCTCAAGCTCAACGCGAGCACGACGACGATCCCCCTCCGTAACCAACAGACGCTCAAACGCCGAATAGATCGACTGCAACATCTGCCCAGAACGCCTCTCCGCAGACTTGTAGTACGACAAGTCATCCATCAGAGAGAACGCGAAAGCCCAATCCGAAGGCTCATAGAACTGCGCTTGCCCTGACTCCCCCAGCGCCTCCCACAACGCTGCAGCAATCGGATGCCACTTGAGATCCCCCGCCGGCTGCACCGAACCAGCCACAACCCCCACAGAAGCAGAAGTCACATCCGTCTTGTTCCTACGCCGACGCTCAGTAGAACGCTTAGGCACCGGACCCGGCATACGCCCCACCAACCTTTCACGTCGTATGCAAAACTTTTCATCAAACCTGCAGGTCGTTCTCACCCCAACGACTCCCAAACCCGTACACAGCCCGAGGTGCTATGCGGCGACGGGGAGGGGGACGGGGGGCAGGGGGTTATCCCCCCACCCTTGTGTAACTTCTTGCATGGTCATGAATGGAGCGTGTGTGCCATGTTGCTGGTTGACATCCCTGCCCTGTGGAGGAAGTCGTCCTCGGTGAGTGGCTCATCCCATGGCTTGTTGTCGTAGCGCCATCCGTCTGGGTCGAGGATGTGGATGCTCTTCTCGGTGCACCATTCGGTTGGCGTTTTGAGTGTGGTGGTCATGGTGTCCATTCGGGGTTGTAGTCCTGATGATTGCTATACGCGGCAGCCATCGCGGGCAGGACGCCAGTCAGGTACTCGGTCCACAGGTCGTTGTCGAACGGGTCGTCGTGAAGTTCCTGGGCTCGCGTGAGCACGCGCCTTTTGGCTTCTACTTCGCGTAGTGCCCGTGCAGGATCATGACGAGCAATGTGATCCGCATGTGCCATGCGTACGTCGCCAATGTCATGGCCGCATATCGGGTAGTGGCCTGACATGACGTAACCCCACAAGCCTGTGCCTGTTCCGTCGTCTTTCGCGCGCCAAGTTCCGTTGCCGCTGCGTTCGGATTCGATGGCTTCCTTGGCGGTCTGTTCGTCTTCGTTGATGCGTGCGTGTAGGAAGTCGATCAACTCCACCATCTCAACCCTTCACTCCTCGTACAGATACGCCACTGTCGCCCACTGCCCAGGCCCGTAAGCCAGGATCATCTCGCCGTCGATGTAGAACTGGAGTGCGCCACTCTTGTGGATCTTCATCTTGTCGGCTCCGACATCGAAGCTGGGTGCGGTGTCTTCCACCCCGAATGCGACATCCCAACGCTTCACTGTTCTCCTATACGAGGCTCATGCGGGACACCTGCCCCGACTTCAACAGATAAACCAGGCCACCACGCTTGCCATCCCCACCGGCCCGTTCACGGAACCAGTCAGACCCACAGTCGTAGGTGGGTGAACACACCCGCGTCACATCCCTTGTCGTGTTCAGTGACCACTCGTGCTCGTGCCCGTGCTGCAGGATCTGGGTACCGCGCGCGTCCTGCCGCCCGAAGTCCTGCCCGCGCAGCCAGTCCAAGCCTTTGCCCCTGGACCACTGATGGCCGTGTACGACAGTGACTGTGGTGTCGCCAACGGGGACGGTTAGCGATCCGGACCACTTATCTGGGGTTCGGACCTCTACGTGGCTGTATGCCTTGGGGTTGAGCAGCATCGCGTCCTTCACGGCCAGCGCGCACTCTGTCGCCCAGTTATCTCCTGGGTAGGTGTTCCACTGGCGTTGCGCTTCGTCGTGGTTACCGCCTACGACATCGAGGTACACCTTGTCTGCGAGTGGCGCCAACGCATCCACTGTGTGGAGCATGAGCCGGCGCAGGATCCGAACTTGTTCGGTGATGGTTTCCTGGGTCAACCAGGCGTTCTTGCCGCCTTGGCTTACTACGCCTTCGATGCAGTCGCCGGGCATTGAGATTTGGATGCCTTCGATGCCGTGGCGTTTGAGGTGTTTGTGTTCGTCTACGGCTGCTTGGAGTGAGTCGTAGTAGCGTTCGATGATCTGTTCGGTGGAACCATCGCGGGATCGTTTGCCGATTTGCTGATCCCCGGCCTGGAAGACCATCCAGTGGCCTTTGCCGCCCTGCTGCTTGTGTGGGCGGGTACGAGCGGTCAGCTTGTCGAGATCCGCGGGCTTGGGTTTGTCTACCGGCTGGTACCGGTACGTGGTGTACACGGTCGTACCGTCGTCAGCGATCTTCCTCGTTGCTGCTGGTGGTTTGAGGAAGGTGGTTGTGTCGGGGTTGAGTCCACAAGCCTGCAGGATGCCTTCAACCGTGTTGGGTTGATGCGGTCCGACGATGGTTGTGGTTTGTGGTCCGGTGGGTGTGCTCGCGGGTGCGAGTAGTTGTGCGAGTGTCCCCACGTTCAGCCCCTAAAAGTCAGTTGTTCATGGTGTAGCTTCCTTGCCCGGCAGGCGCTTTGTCTGTCGCGGTGGTGCCGCACCAAACCTGAACGGGTTTGAGCGGGTCGGGCATCGGCGTCCATTTGGATGGATCCGGATACGGGTGTGTGGCGGGCACGGACCAGGTCTGCCCAGGGTGTACCTGCGGGGAAGGCCTCGGTGCCGCAAGCGGCTTGCCGTAGGTGAGTTCGTAGTCGATCTCGGCGTCTTCGAGTTCGCCTTGCAGCTTGGCGATGAGGTCGCGGATCTCAGGGGTTGTGTCGCCCTTGATCTTTAGCTCAATGCTTGTCACAACAGCACCTCCCGGTCAGGTGGTCTTTGGTCGATGTCAGCCCGCCCGCATACCCGGCCCGTGTGAAGAGTCGGTGTTGTTCGGCTGCTGACCGTGGCTGCTCGTTGAGGTAGCGGGTGTAGGCGGTGCGGTCGTCGTTGTCGAGGGTGTCTAGCCATGCCCCGGTTTTGCAGCGCGTCATTGGCCCCTCAGTGGTCGTAGACGCCGCAGAGGGCGCACAGGTAGAACAGGAACACCGCCAACTGCACCTCAGACAAGCCCTCTACCCGCACCATGCGTCCTGCCTAGCGAGCAAAGCCTCATCCACCGGAGCCGGTGCACCCTTACGCGCCCCAATCGGCTCCTTGTACACCGTGACCAGTCGGTAGCAGTCAGGTCGATTCGGCTCGTTCGGATGACATAGCGAGTACGACTTGTCATCCTTGAATACGCCGCTGTATCCGCCCGCGAAGTCCCCCATTGGGCGACCGCAGTGGTCACATGGTCCGCTTCTCACGTCTCCCCCTAGCTCAAATCCCCTGGATGCTTCTCAGGCCTACGCAACCGCGACTGCCCGCCACCACGCCCGCGAGCCCGGTAGTTTTCCTGCGCGTTACACGCCTTGCATGCCGCCCGCAGATTGGTTGGATCGTCTGTCCCGCCACGCGATACAGGCACAATGTGGTCAACCTCGGCTGCCCGTCCTGTGCACCTGTCGCCGCGGATCCTGCACATGTAGCCGTCGCGGTGGAGGACGAACCGTCTAACCCTGTCCGACAGTCGTTGTCGGGGTTTCTTGGTGTGCCACCTGTGAGTCATTGTTGGAGTAGCCCTCAATCACACGAACACCCGCCCCGTGCAGCGCACGAGCTACCCGGTCAGGCATGAACATGCGAATGTTTTGTGCCGGGAGTTGGCCTTCTGCGGGTAGGCGGATGGTTTCGATCAGTTGCTGTAGTTGCTGGATTTCGTTGAGTGTTTGCGGGTCTGGTGCCGCCGGCGCAGTCACTTGGCCGCCTCCACTGGTCGCGGGGTGCCGTGCTTGATGAACGAGAGCGACCACGTCTTCCCGCCCACCAACTGAGTGATCCGCATAGGCCAGTAGGCACGGAACGGTCGCTGATCATTGAGGCTGACCATCGCGAGCTTCGTTGTCGTGTTCGGCAGATACTCGCGAAGGCTCATTCTGCGATCTCCCATCCCAAACCATTCACCAACCGCCGAAACACCCGACCACCATGCGACTCCGCAAACGCCTGCGCCTCATGCCCGCTCATACACTCCACAACCACCTCACCGTTGATCACCGCCCACTGCGGGACACTCCTGTCCGGTTGCGTGAAGCTGTCGATCATGCCGTCTGCGAGTGCAATGTAGCGGTCTTGGATGTCGTTTTCTGTGGGAAGTGGTGGGATCATCACGCCTTCTCTAGTTCAGCTTCGAACACGCCACCGATGAGTCCGCGCTCGTTCCAGCGGGTTTCGACGCATCGCACGTACCGCACCGCCATGCCATCCACCCGCGCGCGCTTGGTCCAAGCGTCGTAGGCTGCCTTCGCCAGTTCGTCCATGGTTGCTCCAGCCCGGCTACTGGCTGTGAGTCGTCGTGTGCCGTCAGGCAGCATGGTTTCCGCAATCCCCCTCAACACGCCCTCCGCGAACGAGCCATACCCAAGAGCAGCGACCGATTCAGGTTCGCAACCGCCCACCGCAGATGCGGAGATTCAGCAGCCGACTCAGTGATCACATACTGTGCGACACGTCTGCCAACGACAGTCGCCGCGTTCTCCAGATCGACCATCGTCCACCCCTCGAACAAGCTGCCCTTGACTTGTCGTCGCGCGATGACTTCTTCCTTGTTCGCGCACACCAGGATGTGGTCGCCTTTGGTCTCCACCCAGTTCCTCCAAATGTTGGTGTGTGGGCCGCCGCTCAACGTCCTAGGACGGAACGCGCCCACTCTCGGGGAGCCACCCCTCTACCCGAGCAGCCAAAATCAGTCAGACACGCACGAATCGCTCGCCGCGGCCATTGCACCAGCGCCCGTTGCGTCTTCGGTCGGTATAGAGCACGCCTTCGGGTACGTCCTGCCAGCGTAACCAGGGCCCCTCATCCGAGAGCGCTTCGCCCGAACCGGTGATCTCAACCTTGATCGGCACAGTCAGCGAGTACGTGCCCAACTCAATCTCTTGGCCGTTCACCCGCGTGTACACAGGTAACGTCACCGGAACCTTGATCTCGGTGGGTGTTTCAGCCACGGTCGTCCAACCCCTCACGCTCCACCAAATCAGTAGCCCGCACACGAACATCCCGCACCACCGGCACATCCATCAACGCATCAATCCGGTCCGGCGAGTACCCCGACCACACCCGATCACCAGCAACCACCACCGGAGCCTGCATGTGGCCTTCAGCCTTGAACCAGGCGATCGCAGCCTCATCAAACTCAGCCAACCGGTACTCGATACCGTTCTTGTCGAGTCGGCGGATCGTGGCATCGCATTGGACACAAGGCTTTTTGGTGTAGACGGTGACAGTCACTAACAACCTTTCAACAAGCTGGGGATAAGTCAGGCGCGCGTACTGCACCTGCGCATCGAGGGAAACAACAGTTCGAGGAAGATGCCCGTGGCCGACAACAGGAGCACCATGGGATTCATCGCGACCAGGCCGACAACGCCAAATGCTGCATACGTCAACAGGAAGAATCTGCCCAAGATGCCCGCGCCACGCCAGACATCGATCACCTTGGAGGCGATCTTCGACACGAAGTTCTTTGCCACTAGTTCCCCATCCATTCGTGCCTAGTCGCGCAACAGGACATGCCCTTGTACCGGCTCGGAACCTCCACCTGGTGCCTCTCCCCGGATTCGAACCGGGAACTACCGCCCTTTGATGGCGGCTCCTCTGCCAGTTGGGACAGAGAGGCAGACGCTCCCCCACCCGAAGACAGGGGACGCTATTCAATTGTCAGACTGTGAGTTTGCCGCTACGACGCAGCTCCTAACCAGCCCGTGACTGTGAGTGATTCAGAACTAGGACACGATCACATTCTAGGTGCCCCACCAACCCCCGCAACCACTCACACAAACAACACTAAACACTCACCCGGCAACGACCTTTTATGCCCACGCCCCCACCCCGCACGACACCGCCGAGACACATACCTACGCCGTGACTCATCCCGCGCCCACACCAAAGACCGCGTCTCATACCACCAACCATCCGCCCGCCGAACAGCCCGAACCAACCCCTGCGCCCGCCACAAACGCAGAGTCCGCTCCGACCTGTCCACCAACCGCCGCGCATCCCACTCATCCACCCACACACTCACACCTCAAACAGGACAGGCTCAACGGACGCCTCCACCGCCGGCACCCCCACCACAGACACCAACCCCGGAAACAACGCCAAATGCCTGCCACGAACCCCACGCACATCCTCAACCATCTCCACAGGCGGCTGCCACCCCGACACCAACAGCCGCCGAAACCCGCGCGACAGTGAGACAGCAGGCCGCGCATCGTCATACAAAATCCCCCGCACACGCCCACCCCGATCCCGCCACACAAAGCCTTCATGCTGGACGCCACACACGCCACCCCAAAACGCCAACGTGGCAAGCTCCAAATCGGCAGCATCCAGGGCGTCAACATTCAGGGGCGGCTTCGACTTCGGCTTGTCGACACTTGTCCGTGGATCATCCGACTCCACTACCCGCTTCGCCCCGATCTGCGACCGCAGAAACCCGATCACGTCCGGGGCAGTCGTCACAAGATGCAGCAGTTCGCCCACGATTCCCCTCCGATAGTGCTCGATGCAGATTCGCCAGATAGGTGGCACGCCTGTCCGCTTGGTAGGTGTGCCACCACTCCCGGATGTCAGTCATCCATCACCTCCCTGCATGCTTGGTGACCCTTGCTGTAGCCCGCCGCCTGCATCTCCCGGGCTAGCCCCGCAATAGCCTCTGGTGTTGCTGCAGCCCTGAAATCCGCTGTCGTGTTGTCCAGGACCACACCAGCAATCTCAAACGCCGCACGATGCTTCTCACTGGTACTGCCGTAGACGCGCTTCGCTGCGATCACCGCCTCCGCAAGCCCCACCAACCGCTCCCCCGCCGTCTCCTCACGCGTCGGCCCCCGCATCGACTCCAACTCGCTGAAGGTCAGCCCAGACATGCCGCCATCCCCCTCAGCCACCCAGAGCGTTGCGCCTTGCTCATCGTGGGCAGTCCAGCGGACGTTCTCGTAGTCCCGGCGGGCGTTGACCATGCGATTTCCTCCTTGTAGCGGTGCACACCCTTCACGTGTGGGGTGCGGTCGCATTGGATGATGATGGTTTCTCGGGTGTGGTTGGGGGTGTCGGGTGGCCGGGCTTCTAGGTATTCACGGCAGCGGCTCACGGCTGGTCACCGCCCTCCGCGAGGAGAACCTGCTCGCAGTCGTCGCACAGGTCGCGGTACGTGTACCGCTTGCAGGTCTCGTCGTGCGGCCAACGAGTGCCGTCGTCACGCCGATCGGCACAGATCGCGTACCGATGACCTGTTCCCTCGCCAATCCCGCATCGGTGGCAGAGGGCTTCGCCCTGGTAGTGATCGGGAGGGAGTCGGTCACTCACCGTGCTCACCGCCCTCCGCGGCCATGCGAGCCTCGAGTCGTTGAACAGCGGATCGGAACTCGTCCAACACCGGCTGATTACGCCGCAACTCAGCGACGATCTTCTCGGCTCGGCGTGCGAGAAATCGATCTGCGGCGGGGCTACGAAGTCGCTTCACCGCGCTCACCGACCTCCGCCACACGAGCAGCAGCCGGGCTCTGCTCGATGATCGAACTCGCGATGATCCAGCGGAGGCGCTCGACGGGCACAGCCCCGAACTTGACCAGTGACGGCTCATCCTCGCCCCCGTCACGTTCGGCCTCGACCGGATTGTTCGCCAGCTCGAACAGCCGATCCGCCTCGACAATGAGGTAGCCGGCGTTGGTGAGTGCAGCCACCACATGCGCGGCGTGATCCTTCAGTAGTCCACCAACCCAATCGCAGCCAGTGCACTCCGGGTAGCGAGCCGCTTCATTCAGGTGAACCACACGCAACTGGTGCTCGGCGATGATCTGTTCCGCAGTGCTCATGCCACATCTCCTATCGCTCGAATCGTTGGGCAGGGCCACTGCTGCCAGTTGCCGTCGTCTTGGCCGCAGCCCATGCACACCTGAACGAGACGCGATGTGCGTGACCCGTAGTGCATGGCGTCGACTGGCTCATGAACGGCCCGCACGCGCTCGATAGCTGCCCGCAACTCCTGTTCCGCGCTCATGCCTTGTCTCCGTCCACACGCACAAACGGGGCGAGGGCGTCACGCAAGGCGCTATTCGAGCAGCCGCAGCCGTCGCCATCCGTGAAACACCATCCGCCGCGCTTGCGCCACCACTTGTTTCCTGACCCGTCCTGAACTTGCCCAACATCAGCAGGAATGTCATCAGCTGTCGGCCAGGGCTTCTCCGGTGTGCCATCCGGCCCGCTGCCCGGGATGCTGGCTGCGATCGCGTTGGCGACGGCGTCCATGGAGTACGCGTAGGGCTCAGTTTCCGAGCCGCTACCGTTGCAGTGATTGCATGGCAGAAGGTCCGTCCCGCCTTCGGGGAGTAGACGCCCATCAGCCGCAAGCTGGTCGAGGACAGCGCGGGCAGCCTTCCTGACTTGCAACTGACGCCAGCTCACAAGCTCATCCACCGTGGCTCGTTGCTCCGCCTGTGCGATAACTTCCGCCAGCTTCTCCGCTTCCTCGTCGCGGGAAGACTCAGCCTCCAAACGGGCAGCCTGCTTGTCGCACCACACAGCCGAGAACGCGGTGTGTGAGCCCAACCAGTCGCGAGCCTCGTCCGTTCGTAGCACCTTCGCTGCGGTGCGGTACTCGTCCGCCGTGATCGTGTCGGTCATCGGGTCTCCTTGTCGGGGTTGGTGATGCCGCGGGCAGGCCAACCCCACGGGTCAGGGTTGTCGGTGCGGGCTTCGAGCGCCCAGGACGGGAACGTGGCTGCCGGCGTCTCACGTTCACGCCAGCCTTTGCAGCCGTAGTCGTGGCGGTGATCCCAGGTTCCGCAGTCGCAGGCCGGTCTCATGTCTCCTCCAGTGGCTCCCCGAACCCCGCCATCCGCAACAACTCAATCCCCGCCTCCAACGGCATCACAAACAACCGCAACGGAGGCTTCCCCGGACGTGTTCGCTTCGACGTGATGAACCCAACATCCGCACCCGACAGTCGAATCTGCGACTCGAGCTGCTCCAACCAGCCCGACCAATCAGGCGTGCGCACATTTTTGACTTGGCAGATTGCGCCAGGAGCGAGCCCTACAGCCACATCCAAGTGAATATCCCCGGTGTCCTCTGCTCGTCCGGCACGAGTCCGTTCAGCGTGCGGGAAACCATGGTCTCGTAGTGTTTTGAGGACTTGGCGTTCTTCTTCCATGCCTTTCCGATGATTCGCGTTAGGCAACAGTGGCCTCCTTCATGGCAAGTAGATGATTGAGCGCAGCGACCGCTTGTTGCGGGCACACGCCGTTACCGATCGCCTTCAACTGGTCTGCGCGGGAGATCCCCGGCACTGCGGTCACATGACCGGCAGGGAGGCCCATCATCCACTCAGCGAATGCTGCAGAGAGACGCGGTCGGCCGTTCCTGTTCGACTCAGTCGGGGCAGGCGCAGGCCGAGTCAGACGCTCCCAACGTCGAACAGCGGGAGCGTAGGCGCCCCAGTCAATCCCAGCACTGCATCCACGAGCTGCTGCGTGTGGCCCTTCCGCTTGTCCGGGTGCTGGCCGCCGCCAGTCGCATCCGACGCCTTCGGGCTCGGTAGCACCTTCCCGCCCGACCCGAGGAGGTCGTTCTCCACGATGATCGACAGATCCGTCACTTGCGTCCGCCCCGGCTTCTTCCGTAGATGCGCCTCCGGGCTGTTCCCAGACGGTTGAGCAACCGGTGTCGGAAGCACTGTCACCGCGTCGGTCAGAGTCGTCCCACCGTGATGCTGCGATCCCGGCTGCCGAGTAGCGGTCGCGTTCCGGGCACCCTTCGCGTCCGTTGTCACCGGGGTAGGCAGGAAGTCGAGCACCACGCCGGGCAGTAGCTTCTCGTTCGACCTGCTGCCGCCCCGTCTCTCGTTCGTCCCGGTCGCGTTCCCGGTCGTCGGCGTCGGCAGGAGTGACGAGGATGAAGAGCCGTTCGCGGTGATGGGGTGCGCCGACGCCGGAAGCTCGAAGGCTCGTCCATCGGACATGCATCCCGTCTTCGGCCAGGTCTCCGAGAACTCGATCGAACCCCAGAGACCGGTGGCCGGCCACATTCTCCAGGACTGTGTATCGGGGTCGTAGGACGCGAATTGCTTCCCGGACGTACGGCCAGAGGTGTCGTTCATCGTTGGTGCCCTTTCGCTTTCCGGCAGCACTGAATGGCTGGCAGGGGTAGCCGCCGGTGAGGATGTCGACGGGCGGGACGGTGGCCCAGTCGACTTCGGTGACGTCGTGGAGGTTCGGCACGCCAGGCCAGTGATGCTCGAGGATCGCAGACGGTGCGGCCTCGTACTCGCAGTGCCAGGCGACGACACCGTGGAACGCCTCGAGCGCGGCTAGGTCCAGGCCGCCGTATCCGGAGAACAAGGAGCCAACTCGCATCAAGCCTCCAGTCTTGTTTTCACTCTGTCTAGTTGTGGGCCTTGTCGGGGGCAGTGGTGTACTGCCCCCTGTCGGCTAGTTGGCGCGAACGAACGGCCCGTAGGCGCGATTCATCTGGTCAGCACCGAAGGGGCTCGGCCTTCCCGAAGCCACGTAGATGCGGACACCGTCGCGGTTGACGTAGCGGTCATCCTCGTTGTCCAGGTACTCGACGCCTCCCGGTACGTCCTGCCAGCGATCCCACTTGTCAGGCTCACCCTTCAACGCCTGCTCGATCACTGCCAGCTTCTCTGCAGCCTCGACAGCTTCGCGTTTGAAGTGGTCGCGGTCATGCTCCGCTGAATCCAACTGTGAAGTGAGTTGGGACACTGATGCTTCGAGGGTTTCGTTGCGCGCCTTGAGACGGTTGATTTCGGCGGTCTGGTCGTCGCGGTATTGGCCGGCGATCGTGCGTGTCTGTGCGGGTGTGAGTTCGAGTGTCGCCACTACTGCTCCTCGGGTTCTGCGGTTGTCACGAGCTGGCACACGAACCAGCCTGTGTGGGTGTGATGCCACTTCCCTGTGTCTTGGTGGATGGGTTGGTGGCAGTGTCGGCAGGTCATTGGGTGACTGCGGTTTCGTCGAGGCTGTTCAGCTGTTCGTAGTTCCAGGGGTCGTCGGGTAGTCCGCGGCAGTGCCAGCATTCGCGGGGTAGCAGATCGGAACGCACACAACGCCCATCAGTCACTTGGCCTCCACATGCACGGGGTCGCCTACAGGCAGCCCGTTCTCTTCGATCAGGTACCAGTTGAAGTCCCAGCCGACTTCCCACACGGATCCGTTGCTGTCGGTGTGCCGCTGCCCCGACTTGGCCGGCTCAGCCGTTGGCTTGGTCACTGCTGTCTCCCCCTGTTGCAGATGGTGTTGAGGATCGGGGCGGGCAGCAGGATGGTCATAAGCCAGCCTGCTGCCACACCCGTGTAGAGCTTGGTCACAGCACGTCGTGGTTGGATGCCGGGTTCTTCCCCCACGAGTTCCCGCCCTTGTCCCGCTTCGGGATCGGCGCAGACACCGTCCGCACAGTCGCCTCAACCGACTGCCCCTTCGACCCGTCATTCCGCTCGTACTCACGGATATTCAGCTCGCCCGACAGTTCGATCTCCGTCTTCGCCTGGAACTTCTCGGTGATGAACTCCGCGAGGTCACCCCATGCGGTGCAGCGGATGACGGCGCTCTTGTCGGGTTCCCATTCGCCGGTCTGCTCGTTCTTCTTGTTCTTGTTGAAGGCGACGGGGAAGTTGGCTACGAACTGTCCGCTGGGGAGTGCCTTGGTTTCGATGTCGGCGATGATGAAGCCTTTGCCGCTGATGGTGGCGAGCGCCATGTGTGTCTCTTCTCTGTTGTGTTGTCAAAGATCGCCCGTAAGGAGGGCTAAACCGTTCTGTGAGCCACGAACTTGGCTCGCCGGTACTCGGCTAGTGGTAGTCGTCCATCGTCGCCAAATAATCCGGATCAGGAATCCACGGCAACGTATGACCCATCTGCAACTTTTCCGGCCACGCCCGCTCCTCACGAGCACCACGCCACGCCACAACATCCACAATCTCCGCACGTGGTTTCCCCGGATCCTCCTTCGCACGCCGTAGACCGAAACCGAACTCAGGCCACCGCCGCCACAGCGACGATCCGATCGGCCGCATCACCCGATTGCCCTGCATGTCAGTGCCATTACCGGCATGGGCCTCTGTGAGTAGCGCGAAGCCGTAACGCTCGCGCAGTCCGTCGATCACCCACGCAACCTCACGCGCCGACATCTCCTCAGACGGATCCCGATGATGCAGCTTGTACAACGGGCCAAGGACAACCAGATCCGGCGCAGTCGCAGAGATCGAATGCTCCAACCACGAAATATCCTTGCCCGACAGCAAATCGATCCCGGCAGGTCGTGTGTCGATGCACATCTGCTCGTTCCAATCCACCGGAACAAACCCGTGCTGCTCACGCACAGACTTGACGCGGTCGATCACCCACCTGTACCGCCGGCGGGACTGATCGGCAGAGTTCTCGCAGTCGATCACCAGGACACGCACTGAGTGGCTGCCGTCGCCCATGACGTTGCCGCCGAACGGGTGAACACCACCAGCCATGCACGCCGCCAACTGGGTGACGAGAGTGGTCTTGCCGCCGCCCTCAGCGCCCGTCACGACAGTCCGATCCATGCGCTCGAGAAGCCCCGGAACAAGCCACTGCCGTTCGGCTGTGTCGGCTGCGAGGAAGTCGTGCATCCGTTGCGGTAGCGGGGTTTCCTTGTCGGCCGCTGTCTCATCTGCGGCATCACATGCGGCACGCAATCTCGCTGTTGTCGCCCGAACTTCGGCAGCACCATCATCATCCGATAGCGATTGCAGCCGCCTAGACTCGACAGAGAGCGCCGAAACCAGCTTCCGCCTACCCGAGAGTTCCCGAAGCCTCCCAGCGATCTGAGAAGCCGACTCCGGACGCCACGCCATCTGAGTCAGCCCGAAGATCTTCGCCGCATCCCAATACCGGGTGAGCCCTTGCGCCTGCACCTGACCGAACACAGTCACCGCATCCACCGACTGCTTCGTGCGGAGCATCTTCCCCACCACCGCAGCGAGTTCCTTGTGCTGCGGCCTGTACCAGTCGTCCGGGCCGATCGTCAGGAACGCCTGCCCCGCCTTATCGGGGAACAGGATCGCTAGCCCGAGGGCGGCTTGCTCGGTGACTTCATCCCACGCGATCTGTGTGAGTTCATCCGTCAATCCACATCACTCCTCCCACAACCTCCCCGGAGCCTTCTGGGCAACGGGTTGCTCGTCAGCCCAACACTCACCGTTCAACCAAGTCGCAGCGTTCTTCGTGAACCGCTGATCCCTCGACGGGGAATCCCGGTACGCCTCAGCCCCGGCAATCAACACCTGAACATCACCCACAGCCGTCAACGCCTTGGCGAATGCGGTCCGTGCGTGGCCCTTGTCAGCCTTCTTCGGATACGCCTGCCAGAACGCCTCAAACTCGACTGTGTCGGCAGGCTTCTTCGCGTGTTCTTTTACTCTTTTAGGTAGGGAAGGGTAGGGGGCACCGTTAGTAATGGCGTTAGTAACGCCACCTGTAACACCCTCTGTAACAACGTTACTGGCGCCTGCCCGATGCCTCCGAACACGCTCCCTGGTAGCGTCCCGCGCCGCCGTGACCTGCGCTTTCGACTTCTGGTAGTGATCCCAATCCCGAAACACGAAGTCGCCGTCCTGGCCATCAGGTTGATCCCAAAGCCCCACTTCTACAAGACGGTTCGCGTCTCTTGTTCGGCCTCCCAATGGCTTAACCATGGCTCGCGGAAGGCTCCCATCGGTGAGATGTGCCGCGCACCACGACCCCGCCCGCACCCACAAACCCATCGCCGAATTCCCCGCACTCACCGCCTTCGGGTGCATCGCCAAATGGTCATCTATGAAGAACCAGGGCAACTCATCCAACCCCCTTCGTCGTCTAGTAGCACCCACACACCACGCCGCAGGATCGGTGCCTCTGACGGCCCCTGAGACCGGCGTACAAGGTGCCCGTTGCCTTCCGCCTGCACCCGCTTCGACTCCACCCGCACATGACACCCGGCGCAGATGTGGATCAGGTTCGCCGGCATGTTGATCGCCGGATCTCTGCTGCCGCCCATACCCCGCGGCGTCCTGTGATGGATCTGCTGGGCTTCAGCAACACCACAGATCTCACACCCACCACCCGCCCGATCAACGACCTGCTGCGCTACCTGCCTGCTCGGTCCCGTACTTCTTCCCACCCAACTCCCCGTTCCTGTACGCAGCCGTCCAACAAGGCCGACAACGACCACGCCCATTCTTCAAAACACCAACCGACTCAGGCTCGCTACGGAACCGCATCGCACACCCACAACCAACACACCGCTTGACACCATCCGGCTTCCGTTTCATCGACGGCTTGGCCTCCGCAAGGACCCGCCACGTGAAGCTCTGCGATCGACCGATCTGCACGGATATCGACCAAACCTTCACGCCCTGCTCCCGCAGTTCGACGGCCCGCGCCTTGGCTTGGTCACGGGTGAGATCCGGTGGAGGGTTGGTTGCGAGTTCCTTGCTGGCGTTGGCTCGCCATTGCTTGCGGTAGCAGAGTGCGCACCGGTAGCTGTTGTGGCGTTCAACCATGCCGGGGATGCGTCCTTGCGGATCGGATCGCCGGCGGTACATGTCCCTGCCGCAGATGGTGCAGGTACCTGCGAATGCCGATTTGACGCCTGGGCTGGCTACTTGGAGTAGTTGTTCGAGTGCGTTCATGTGGGGACTCCTGCCCGGACCACCCCCGTGACGGTGATGTCGTAGCCGGGTTCAACTAGTTCGCGTTCCCCGTCCGCGTTGAGGCGGTAGACGGGTGGCATGCGGATGGGTTTGATGGCGTCTGCCGCGCACTTTTGGATAACGGGGCATCCGTGGCAGAGGGTTTGGGCTTCTTCAGCTTCGAGGCCGGGCGTGAGGGTCTCGGTGTCCCAGCGTTTCGCGTCATCGGTGTAGCAGGTTCCTTGTGTCCACCAGGGCTTCACGTAGCAGCCGCCTTGGGCATCCAGTAGTTTTCGCGCAAGCACTCAGGAACTGTCATGTCCGGGGAGCCCCACTGTTCACGGAACCCTGATTCCGGGTGCGACCTGTGCGATCCAGAGTGTCCGGCAAGCCGGAAGCACACAGGCCTACCCTCGTCGCTGATTCGTGGTCCGCGCGACCAGCAGAACTCAGGGGCGGGCGGGTTCAACAGTTCGTCTGCGGTGTGGTTGTCGCCTACCTGCCGGCACACCTCAGCCGCCACCAACCGCGAATCAGGCTCAGACATCAACCCACCGCCCAACCTTCGTAACGCACTCAACCTCACGGACAACAACCGTGTGCTGCCACAGCGCGTTGATCTCGCGGTACCTTTCAGCCTCTGCCCGTGTATCGAAGTTAAGACTGCAGCTTCCGCCGTGCAGAAGCCCGAACCGCTGCTTGATCACGCGGCTACTCATCGCGCCCCCAACTGCATCTCAGCCCGCAAATTCGCCGAACGCGTCTGCAACGCATCCTTCTCCCGCGACCACTGCTGCACCCGATCCTGCAAATACTTGAACGCAGCATCCGCAACCTCAACACCCTCACGAGCACTCTCGGTCGCCTGCACCACCTGCGCATCACGAACATCCTTCGCGCCACCAGCAGCCGCCACACGAGCAGCAGCCTCCTCACGCCGCAAACGAGCACGCGCCACAGTCAACGCATCGCGCGCCCCCTCCAACATCTTCGGGGCACGCTGAAAGCACTGCTCCAACTCCAACAGTCGCGCATTCACATACGCTGGCGTGGTTGGGTCTAGTTGGTCCGCGAGGGACACATCCCGCACATCATCCGTCACTGCTGATCCACCCACTTCCTCATCGCCCCAACAGCCTTCTCATCCGAAGACAACGAAATCCGCCCCGACCCATTCACAAACGCCCACTGCTCAGACACCGCAGCCATATCCAGCCCCTTCGCAGCAATCGCAGCAGCCAACTCGCCAGCACCCGCACACGCCGCCGGCGCCACACCACGCTCCACATACTCCGAATCCGGATCCGGATCATCAGTCGGCAAATGCAACACCTGCAGGAGCGCAGTCCGGTAGGCAACCGACATCGCCTTCGACGTGCCCTTGTCCGCACTATCAGCGGCCTCGGCAGCCACCCTCGCAGTGACAGAGTCGCCGTCCGGCCCGTGAAACACGTAGTCCACGAGCACCTTCACCCAAGCCTGACGGTTACCCCGCGAGGTCGAGAACTCGTCGTAGGTCACGTCCTGCACATGAGGCAGCGCGACAATCCCACGAGCGGAGAACGCTGAGTGGGTGGAGTTGACGACCTGATCGATTCCTCTGAACGAGAAGCCCTGTTGTTGGTTCTTCTGGTCTTTCTTGACTGCGCCGACTTCCTTGGAAACCTCGGACAGCAGTTGCACGATGCTAGTCATCGCCCTCCTCCAGATCGCCCGCAGTAGCGACCAAAGCGGTGTCCAACGCATCCCGCAGAAGTCGCATCTCCTCCCGCGACATCTGCCACCGACTCGGATCCTCCACAAACCGGCGGTCCACGAGCGTGATACCAGTCAGTCTGCGCTGGACAACAGTCTGAAGATCATCACTGAGCGTGGCCTCACGGGATGCCAGCACCTCGAACCGCTTCCTGCCGCCACCGCCAACCGTCTGCGACCTACTTGCCTTCGGGCCTGAAATCACGCCAACACCTCCAACTTCCCCACCTTGCGAGCCTCACGAACCTCAACCGCCAACCGCGCCAACCGCAAACCAGCCACCAAATCCAACTCATAAACCGTGCAACGAGGCCGCCCAGTCCTGATCGGCGCATGAACCAACAAACCCACCGACGAATCCAAATCCGCATGCAACGGCTGCCGCACCCCCGACACCTGGTCATAACGCACCGAATTCGCATACACAGCGACCTGCGTCATCACCTTCAACGGATACTGGTTATCCGACTTCCCGGACTTGATGTCCCCCACCACCACCCGACCATCAGGCAGCCGGTACAGGCGATCCAGCGACCCGGCAGCCTTCAGCTCGTCACACACCACGAACGGCTCGCAGTCGATCACCTCAAGCGACTCCGTAGCCACCTGGTACGCCTTCAACCAAGGCACCATCTCCGCCGGCGCAAACTCCACCGACCCGCCCTGATCCAATACCTCAGTGAACTCATGGAAGCTAGTTCCCAGACCGGACGCCTCATCGCTACCAGCCCGCTTCTGCGCAGCCTCCACAACCGGCTTCAACTGACGCTTAGCCTCAGGCACAGACCACGGATCACCATGCTTCTGCACAAGCGACGCCACCTGCGCAAACAGGCTCCGATCCTTCACCACACCGACAGCAGCATTCGCAGACGACCAGTCGATCAGACCAGACTTGTCGTCGAGAATCCCTGCGAGCGTTGACACCCGCGTGTATCCGACCGCGTTCGTCGGCGTCTTCCTCTTGCCGTCGTAGTGGAGAGGCTGCCCGTCTGTCGTAACCCAGGGCTGCCCCCAGTGGTTACGGACGATTGTGTGGTCTGTCATCCGATCACCTCCGTGAACGGCGCATACTGCTGATTCTCGAACTCCACCAGCTTCGCGTTCAAGAATCCCCGACCGCCCACTACCGGATGCCCATCCTTGTCCAGCGCCTTCACCCCTGCCGGGATCTCCTGCACCTGCCACCAAACTCGCGGAACCTGCCGATCCTCAACAGGATTACCGCCCGCGCACATCACGAAACCCTTCACCGATCCACCCCCACTCCCCCGAACACCAACACGAGGGCCAGGAACGCCACCGTCGCGACCAACACCGCCAACGCGCCCGCCACCTGCATGCGCTTCGCAAACGGCGACTTCAACAGCAACTCAAAGCTCCACATGGCCACCCCCAAACGCCAGCAGCGCACCCGACTTCTCCACCAGCGCATTCACATCCAGTGCGAGACCGACCGGCTGATCCTTGATTCCCGGATGCCGCCAACCGTCCGCCAGCAGGATCTTGTCTGCTTCTGCAACCATCTCCGCACGCGTCACTTCTTCGCCCCCATCAGCTCGACCAGCTTCGCCACACCAGCAACCGTCACCCGCACAACCGCATCCCGACCCGGAGACGACTTCTTCACCACCACCAAGTAATCCGCGGCACCTTCACGCGGATTGTTGAACCCATCCGTCCAGCAGACACCCGTGTTCAGGTACTGCTTCAGGCGGCGGAGTCCGGTGTTGATGCCCTCGCTGTGGAGGATCGTGACGACCTGCTCCAGCCTGTACGGCGCTGCGGCGGATCCCAGTTCGTTCCGCTCACCACCGGCATAGGCGAACGGGCCCCAATGCTGTATGTCGCTGAAGTCGATCGGCACGTGCCCAGCTGCGATCGGCGGGCTGCCATCGGCGTAACCCGTGAACGTCCACCCCTGCGGGCACTTCTGCCACCTGTCGCCGCCATCATCCGTGTACAGCCCGAACCTGGAAGGCTCCACCGGCTCCACCGGCACCAGATCGATCGGCGAATCCACATCCGCCACAACACCCTCAACCAACCGCAACGACGGCACACACTCAACAGCCGGCACCTCAACCGCATCAAACCTGGTAGTCCGCTGCCCACACAGGGCATGCTCGATCCGCTCCAACGACCCACGAATCGCCCTGATATCCTCAACCACCGACATACTTCTCCCATCCGAGAACAGTCACGGCCCAAGCAGTGCGCCAACACTCTTGGGCCACCAACAACTTGCGTGCCCCGTGCCGCTACGACGCGGCCACCACACAAACTGGCGGGGCTACTCCAACAAGTCGATGCCGTTACCTCAGCCCTCAAAGCTGGTGTAGGACACATCAAGTCCCGTAGTTCGCATCAACACATGCAGCCCCAAAACCCCAACCAGCGAACCCTGCAACCACCACCCAGGCAGACAAGACACATCCCAGTTCAGGCAGCCACGACAAACCCACAAGTCAGGCACTGCACGTAAAACCCACGCTGTGAAATTCTCAAAGAAGCACGCAGACAACGAGCCACCACCCAAACGAGGGCGTGCACCACAGAGCTGCCAAACGAAGACCCGCCAGAAGTGACGGAAGAACACACCCAACTAGGGGTGTCGTGTCCCGGTACGGAATCGAACCGCGCCCCAAGGGGCACCATGCGGGACCAACTAGCTGGCGATCACTCGCCCCTCAACCACCTCTCCAAATCCGCCTCCCGAATCCGCCACGCACCCTGCGGCGCCGTCCGCTGAAACCCCGTCAACTCCCCGCAACGCAGAGCCAGAAGAATCGTGTTCCGATGCCGACGCGCATGCTCCGCAGCCTCAGTAGTCGTCAGCCACCTCATGCCGCCACCTTCAAGTAGCGGTCCTCCACGATCACGGCCCGATCCATCCGAACCCCCAACCGTGTCTGCAACCCCGCCAAGAACTCGATCGGCGGACGATCCCCCCGCCACATCCGTGTCACCATGGCCGGCGACACACCCAGCAGGATCGCGAGTGCGGCCTGGTTCTTCACTTTCCCCTTCCTCATCGCTTCCTCCACCACCTCTATGTTCAGCCTTGCTGTGGCTGGTCCGGTTGCTGGCATGCATCAACATTGACGCACTAGGCATGTGAATGTCAACGATGTGATTACGCGTGTTGATGACACCCGATGCAGAAATGCAGGTCACAGGTATTGCCATGTTTCAAATCTGACGATAAAGTCTGAGGCATGACCGATCTGATTGCGTACATCGTGAAGCAGCTAGGCCGCAACGTTCGCCAGGAAGAAGTAGCCACAGTGCTAGACCTGAGCCGCGCCAGCATCACCCGACGCATCCGAGAAGGCTTCACCATCGAGGAAGTCCTCACCGTCCTCGACCACTACGGACTCTCCCGCACCGCCGGCCTCATCGACCTCGGCATCCTCGACCAGCAAGACGTCCTCGACGCGCTCGGTTCAGGTGGGCGACTAGTCGACATGAGTACCGACTACGAACTGGCACGAGAGTTAGCGATGCGCGCCAACCCGGAGCTTGCGGCAGTTGAGCTGCATGTGGAGGAGCAGCGGCGCGAACTACCCGGAGTGCCACAGATTCGGGATGCACTGGTTGTCAGACTCGAACGCAAGAATGCGGAGACGAAGCCGTGGGAAGACGCGCCCACCTACGACCCGAACGAAGAAGTTGACTTCACCACGTACGACGCAGCGAGCCACGGCGAGAAGCAGCAGATCGAGGATCCGCGGGGCGACTACTCGTAACTGAATGTCACGGCGACACGCCGACGATTGAACAAACAGTCAATCGGAAGTGAGGGGGGACACAATCACGACCATGACCGCCAGCTACAACCCGTGGCGCGACGCACGCGACCGCTACCCGGACTACCTGATCAACTTCAAACGCGAGCTACCACCGGGGATGCGGGGGTGCATCAAAGGCAAAACGATCTACGTCTGCCGCACCCTCACACAGGAGGCGAGACGCTTCACCCTCGTCCACGAGGTGTGCCACCTCGACACCGGGATCCTCCACACAGGAGACCCACGCGTCGAGCTGATGATCGACCGCATGGCGGCACGCAGACTCATCACCCCAGACGAATTCGTGGACGCGCTCGCCTGGTCCCGCAGATCGAACCACGAGTGCGCAGACGAACTAGGGGTAGACGGCTACGCCCTCAAAGTTTGGGTGCAGTCACTGAACAAGGATGAACGCCGGTACATCACTTCACGGCTACGACGCAGAGGGGAACCGTAGATGGCATGGGCTGAGAAGCTTCCGTCCGGAAAGTATCGCGCCTCATATCGGAACGCCGAAGGGAAGATCCGGTCAGCCGGCACCTTCCCCCGCGAGTCCGACGCGAAACGGGCAGCGAACAAGAAGGAAGCGGAGGAACGGGAGAACCCGAGTAAGAAGTTGGATCCGATCACGTGGGGTGATTGGGAGCCGCGTTGGTCGAATGCGCGGGGCGTGCAGCCTGGCACGAAGAAGGCTGATGAACCGAAGCTGCGGAAGCATCTGCGCCCGAAGTGGTCCGGCTGGAATCTAGCGGATATTACGTCACATGACGTTCAGGAGTGGGTGTCTGGAATGGTCGCGCCGACCGATGCCGGCGGATTGGGGCTCGCGCCGAACACTGCTATCAAGTGTTTCATGCTGCTGTCGAACTCGTTGAAGGCGGCGGTGAAAGCCGACAAGCTCGCATCGAATCCGTGCACTGGCGTGGATTTGCCTAAGCCTGGGCCGATGCCCGAACGATTCCTGACAGATCCAGAGTTGGCTGCGATCCGGAATGCGCTGACGGTTGATGACAAGATGCTGTTCGACATCTTCATCGGCACGGGCGCGAGACTGGGCGAGGGTTTAGCGGTCCACTGGGAATCGATCGACCTCGACAGGAAGACCATCCGTGTTGAGTGGTCGTGGGACCGGGAGATGCGATCGTTCAAGCCTCCAAAGGATTCCCAGATTCGGGACATTCCGATTGGGGCGTCCCTCGCGAAGAGGTTGGGCGAGTGGAAGCAGCAGCATCCCACTGGCCACCCCGCGCCCGTCGAGTATCGGGGTTCACGTAAGCCTCGCACCGGTTTGGTTGTCGGGCAGATGGATGGCAGGCCGTTGGATGATGCGGGGTTCCGTGCACGCTGGCAGGCTGCTGTGCGAATCGCCTACGTGGGGTCGGGGAAGAACCGCCGGCATGTTGGGGCCGCTCGTATCCACGATCTGAGGCACACGTACGCATCGCGTCTTGTCCGGGCTGGTGTGCCGATCCAGGAAGTGTCGCGGCTGCTCGGGCATAAGGATCTGTCTACGACGCAGCGGTATGCGCACCTGGCGGATTCGCAGTGGGATCAGGTGCGGAAGGCGTTGGGGTGA